AGTCGGTGTACTTGCACTTGATGCAGTTGTCGGTGACGACGAAGGTCATTTCTAATTTTCTCCTCAGGCGGCGGCAGCGAAACCCCTTCCGGCGGGGCTCGCGAGGTTTGGGAGCGATAGTCTGCAGGCCAGGCTAAAAGCCCACAGCATCCCAAACCGCGCGAGAGTCTACCAGCTTGCAAGCGTCTGCGTTATATCCGAGTCTTCAGTGCATATAACATTTCGAGCGCTTTACGCGGCGTCAAGTCATCCAGGTCAAGCTTGGACAATTCATCCAGTACCGGATGGGGCAGGCTGGCGAACAGATCGCTCTGGTGCGGCGCTGCAGGCTTCCTGCTGGCCTTGGCAGGGCTGGCGACCACCGTTTCATGGGGCAGGGCCGTGGTTTCCAGGCGGCTGAGATGCTCGCGGGCACGGATGATCACGTCGTTCGGCACGCCGGCCAGTTGCGCCACGGCCAGGCCGTAACTCTGGCTGGCCGGCCCTGGCAGCACATGGTGCAGGAACACGATACGCTCATTGTGCTCGGTGGCATTGAGGTGCACGTTGGCTACCAATGGTTCGCTTTCCGGCAACACGGTCAGTTCGAAGTAGTGGGTAGCGAACAGCGTGTAGGCACGCAGATGCGCCAACCGTTCGGCCGCCGCCCAGGCCAGGGACAGGCCGTCGAAGGTGCTGGTGCCGCGGCCCACTTCGTCCATCAGCACCAGGCTGCGCTCGGTAGCGTTGTGCAGGATGTTGGCGGTCTCGCTCATTTCCACCATAAAGGTCGAACGGCCACCGGCCAGGTCGTCGCTGGAGCCGATCCGGGTGAAAATGCGGTCCACCAGGGACAGCTCACAACTGGCCGCCGGTACGAAGCTGCCGATGTGCGCCAACAACACGATCAACGCGGTCTGGCGCATATAGGTGGATTTACCACCCATGTTCGGACCGGTGATCACCAACATGCGGGTATCGTCGTCCAGCGACAGGTCGTTGGCGACGAACGGCGTGGTCAGCACCTGCTCCACCACCGGGTGACGCCCTTGCACAATGCGCATGCACGGCTCGCTGACAAACCGTGGGCAGTTGAGGTCCAGGTTCAGCGCACGTTCGGCGAGGTTGCTCAGCACATCCAATTCCGCCAGGGCGGCGGCGGTGTCTTGCAACGGCGCCAGGCGGCTGATCAAGTCCTCGAGCAAGGCTTCGTAGAGCATCTTTTCCCGAGCCAGGGCGCGGCTTTTGGCTGACAGCGCCTTGTCTTCGAACTCTTTGAGCTCCGGGGTGATAAAACGCTCGGCACCCTTGAGCGTCTGGCGACGTTGATAATCGATAGGCGCCGACTCGGCCTGTTTGCTCGGCAGCTCAATAAAGTAACCATGCACTCGGTTGTAACCGACTTTCAGGTTAGCCAGGCCCGTGCGGGCTTTTTCGCGGGCTTCCAGGTCAATCAGGAACTGCCCGGCGTTTTCGCTCAGGGATTGCAGCTCATCCAGCTCGCTGTCATAGCCGGTTTTCAGCACGCCGCCATCACGGATGATCGCTGGCGGGTTATCGATGATGGCTTTTTCCAGCAGCGCCGCGAGGTCCGGGTAAGTGCCGGCAGTCACCGCGAGCTGTTGCAGGTGCGGCGTGTCCAGCTCGGTCATTGCCACTTGCAACTGCGGCAGGGCACTCAAGGCATCACGCAGGCGCGCCAGGTCACGGGGCCGCGCATTGCGCAGGCCGATCCGCGCCAGGATGCGTTCGATATCGCCGATTTCTTTCAATTGCGGCTGCAGCTTTTCAAAGCGATAGCCGTCGAGCAGGCAGGTAATAGACGTTTGACGCGCTTGCAGCACAGTCAAATCCCGCAGCGGCCGGTTCAGCCAACGGGTCAACAAGCGGCTGCCCATGGCGGTCTGGCAACGGTCAACCACCGATTGCAGCGTATTGTCACGTCCGCCGGCCAGGTTGGTATCCAGTTCCAGGTTTCGACGGCTGGCGCCATCGAGCACCACGGTATCGTCCAGACGCTCATGACGCAGGCTGCGCAAGTGCGGCAGGGCGGTGCGCTGGGTTTCCTTCGCGTAGCTGAGCAGGCAGCCAGCAGCGCCGATGGCCAGGGTCAGGGTTTCGCAACCGAAGCCTTTAAGGTCCTGCACCGAGAACTGCTGGCACAGACTTTTCAGCGCCGAATCGCGCTCGAAATCCCACGGCGCACGACGCTTGGTCCCACGACGTTTCTCCGCCGGCAAGTCCTTGGGCCAATCATCCGGAATCAACAACTCCACCGGATTGATACGCTCCAGCTCCGCCAGTAGATTCTCCCAGCCCTTGATCTCCAGCACGCTGAAATTGCCGCTGGTGATATCCAGTACCGACAGGCCGAACAGACGCTCATCGCCTAACACCGCAGCGATCAGGTTATCGCGACGCTCATCCAGCAGTGCCTCATCACTCACCGTGCCCGGGGTAATAATGCGCACCACCTGACGTTCCACCGGCCCTTTACTGGTAGCCGGGTCGCCGATCTGCTCACAGATCACCACCGACTCGCCCAGCTTGACCAGCTTGACCAGGTAGCCTTCCAACGAGTGATAAGGAATTCCACACATCGGAATCGACTGCCCCGCCGACTGGCCGCGAGCGGTCAGAGTGATATCCAGCAGCTTGGCGGCCTTCTTCGCGTCTTCGTAGAAGATCTCGTAGAAGTCGCCCATGCGATAGAACATCAACTGATCAGGGTGCTGGTTTTTCAGGCGCCAGTACTGCTGCATCATCGGGGTGTGGGAGGACAGGTCGGAAATAGCTTTATTCATCAGTAGGTTAGGTGCTGTCTGTGAAATGGCTGGGGCAAAAATGGGGCTTTTGCTGAGCGCTCAAGCTCTCATTGATGGCTGAGCAAATTAGTAGGGCGAGGGTAGCATGGCGGGCGGTTGGCTGTTTACCCCAGCCTTGGGGTACGATGGCTTTATTGGTGGCACATTGCAATTGTTTGTGTTGTATTCCGAATGTTATTGATGGAGCGATACATGAAGACCTTGTTTCCCAGTCATTTTGCTAGCGATCCCAATAGGCTATCTAAGCTGTGGGGGGAATGTATATTTGTTTTTGATACGAATGTGTTGACTGGTTTATACAAGTATTCAGATGAAACTAGAGATGCCCTCTATAGGGTTATTGAGTCGCTAGGTGACCGGTTGTGGGTCCCTTATCAAGTGATGTTTGAATATCTGGATAATCGTGCAAAGATTGTACATGATCAATCTAAGTTGTACGAATCTGCAATATCTAAGCTTGTAGAGCTAAAGTCAGAGATAGAGGTGGCTAATAGGGCGCCATTCGTTTCGATGGATATTTATAACGATTTTTGTCAGTCCGCAGAACGTGTGCTTGGTGACTTGAAAAGTAGACGCGATCTACATTCTTTGAGAATCACCGATGATGACGTTAAGCTGCGCCTTGCTGAGTTATTGGAAGGTAAGGTTGGTCCGGCCTACACTGCTGATAAGTTAAGTGCTTTGGTGGTGGAGGGTGAGCGAAGATATTCTCAAAACATCCCGCCTGGATTTGAAGATCGAGACAAACATAAAGGATCTTCTCTTGTTAAAGAAATTAACAAGCGCTACGGGGATTTGATTTTTTGGAAACAGGTATTAGATAAGGCAAAAGACTCATCGTCATCTGTAATTTTGGTGACGGGGGAAAGGAAGGAGGACTGGTGGTCTGTCTGTGGCGGCAAAACAATAGGGCCGTTACCTGAGTTGATGGAGGAGTTTTTTTCGGTAACGGGAAAAGAGTTCTATATTTATACAACGCATAATTTCTTAAATTTTGCTAATGACTATCTTCATCAAGATACTCCTCCTGCGGCTGTTGATGAGGTCAGGGATACCTTTGTAAATGATAAGGAAGTCGCTGCTCGAGAGGTGGTGCAAGAGAAATTTCTTTTAGAGGATATGTCTGAGAATGACGACGTTGAAAGGTCATCATCGAGCAAATTTGATATTGGCTATTATCAAGATTTAGAAGCGTCCTTGAGTTTGGCTCTTGAACGACTTGAAGTGTTGATTTTGAATGTTCGTGAGAAGGTGGCCGAGGCGATTCGTGTTTCCTCTCCGGCTGTTGTAGAAGTACAGCAAGGGCATCTTGCGCATTTGATTAGTCGGCGTAAAGCAATGAGAATGAAACGCCGGTATTATTTAAGAAAGATTTCGCAGCTTTTGAATGACGATCTAATTGGGTATTCGGACTGAGGGCTAAAAAACCTTCAGTCCCAAGACCCAGGCTTCAGTTGGAACGTTGTTTTTCTAAAGCGTGCCAGATATTTTTTAGCTCTGTTGGAGATTCGTCATCCATCCATTTTGCATAGACTTCTACTAACATCGTGAAGTCTTTGTGACCCATCTGCTTTGCGATAAATGCCAGGTTGCCGCGGGCAGTAAGGCACCAGCAAGCATAGGTATGGCGAGTTTGGTAAGGTCGTCGTGAGCGGATGCCGGACCGCTTCTGAATGGCCGCCCATTTGGTATTCCAGGCGGTGGGGACATACCAGAAGTTGATGATCTTCTTGCGTGCCTGAGTGGACGGGGAAAGTAGTGGGGTGACGCTCTCTTTCCGGCTCTCGTGCCTGTTTTGGAATACCTCTATAGAGCGTAGAGGGTGATCGGCAACGAGAGACATCAATACCCGGCAGGCTTCGACCGCTGGAGGCATTAATAGTACTGCGCGTGGCTTACCTGTTTTGGGAACCTTAAATGTGCCGTTGGCGGTTATGGCCCGGGTGATGTTGATCTGCTCTGCGTCCAAGTCGATGTCTTCAACTGCCAGCGCGCATAGCTCACCTGGTCGAAGCCCGGTATACACGGCCAACGTAATCGCAGCAGAGTCCTGGGGGTGAAGGCATCCCTTATCGACCAGCAGCTGGAATTCATCACGGGTAAGCGGGTCCGGCTCTTGGCCTTGCATTGCGAACCGATTGCACGCTTCTGATAATCCCTTGCGACAGTATCCATTGGTCTCGCACCAGCCCAGGAAACCGGCGAACGTCGCCAGGTAGTGATTGACGGTTGACGGTGCTCGATCTGCAATCAGCAACGTCCTCAGCAACTGAATGTCTTCGGGAAGCAATACGCCGGCGAGACGATCAATTCCAACCAACGCAGTGCAGATGTCCAAGGCATAGCCGTACTTCTCCTCGGTCATCGGTGTGATGTCGACAGCCTTCAACGGCTTGTATCGCTCCAGCAATGCCCCAAGCCTTTCGTCCTTGGCACTGCTGTAGTTGGTCGCGTGCTTTGAGTTTGGAAAGTGCCGCCCATACTCAAAGTGGCCGGTTTTGATCTCGTGAAGAATTGCCGCCCTTAACAGGGCGGCGTGTTTGATGTTGGCTTTGGTGATCGGAAGGCCGAGGGATTCGCGGCAGCGTATACGCCGCCACATGAACACGACGCGCAAATTGCCGCCGTGTATCTCAATCCCCTTGTGCTTTGCCAGCTCGGTTTCTAGGCCGCTTCCTGAGGTGCGCTCTCGGCCCACTTGTCATACTCCGTCATGTTGATTGCTACGCGGCCGTCTGGCGTCTTACGCCAGATGCGGCCTTGGGCCCAGGTGCCGTTTTTCACTTTGTGGCGGATAGCGTCTTCGCTGTAGCCAGTGAGTTCTGAGGCGCGGCTGATCATTACCCAGCGTGGGAGGCTCATGCTGCCGCCTCCCAGCGCCCATAAACACTGGAGCAGGAGGTAGAGTCCGTGGCAGTCATCAACTGCAGGTTGAGCAATTCCAAGACAATGGCGACAAGCCTAGTGGCAGTGCTGTCTTTGTCACCGACGACGATATTAGGAGTACTCATCGCACCACCTGCTTACGGTAGCCAGCGTCGTACAGGCATTCGGCCAGGTGTTTACGTGTGTACGGCATGCGATTGATAGCCTCGGATATTTCAGCTATCGCTTTTTCCCGTTCATCCTCGGCTAACAGTAACGGCGCGGGTTGCTCGGTGTAGAGAGGCGTAGCATTCCATGCTGGCCCCCAGTCTTCCGGCTTTGCCAGTGTTATCAGCGGTCGATCCAGGCGGTCATTTCCAGTTGGATCGGCTCGTTGGACCAGGTAGGCCACCGGCTTGCCATAGGGCTGGGTGGTTGGGCTGTTGCCGCACTTGAAAAAGTGGTCCCACTGGTGGCTGCACTCAGGGCAATCAACCATCTGCGCGCCGCACTTGTTGCCTGACTCTAAAACCGGAGCGGCGCGTAGCCCTTCGACCACTGCGTTTCCTGCATCGGTGATTTCGTATCGAGAGAACCCCGTCGTGCGAATCAGCCCGATGCGTGCCAGCGATTTCATGCGGTCTTTAGGCACGTCGTAGCCTTGGCCGTCTTCGCATGTATCGCAAAAGCGCAGAACGTCGCGCTCCTGCTGCTCAGTCAGGATTATGGGCACGCTGATTATTCCTTTATTGCTCATGGTCTGGGCCCTCCAGAAACTCAACACGGGATTCCCAAGGTTCGCCGGCATAAGTGTTAGTTCGACACTGACTTGGGTATGCGTAGCTGGCCTTTCCCGTGCGACAGTTCACAACGGTGAGTTGGTGCCCGTTGCTGGAATGTCGGTGGACGCGGGCCTCGAAAGCACCTCGTGAGTGGTGGATCCTGACCAGGCAGCCCTTCGGATAGGTCTGCAGCATGAATTGGCGTTGTGCTTCGATAGCTGCGTCAGCGGCTCTATCCAGATCAAACATGCGCCCTCGCTGTTCGTAATTCATGCTGCTACCTCCAGTCGGTCTTCTTCGTTCCGATCTGTGTTTGCGCTGAGCTGATTGGATGCTTTATCGCGCTCAAGCAATAGCTCTAACAGTTGCTCGTTAAGAGCGTCAGAGTCGATATTTAAGGCTGTGGCGCATTCTCTCAGGTTCGCATTGACCTGCTCCAACTCGGCAATGCGTTTTTGAGCGGCCTCCAGCAGCATCCATACCTCTGTCACACCAGCAAACTCAGCGACGTGCTTGGGAGACATGACAGCCCATTCATCAGGACGCACGTTGGTCAGGTCGGCAGGCCAGTACCGCTGGCCTGGTTTCGATTCTGGCGGGTAATCCACAGCATTCGAAGCGTGCATATACCCCAGGGCAGGCTGCGCGAGCGGGCGTGCTGGAGCGATTGGCGTTGCATCACTGAGCGCTGCCCCGCGCAGCTTTTCGTGGGGTATAAGTGCCTCTGCAGTGGCGCTGGGAGGAGCAATAATGCCTGCTGCTGCGCAGCAGAGACTGTTTGTTTCTAGCGTGTCGCCACCATTTGCAGTGCGGAGCAAAGCGGACAAGGCACTGGTGTTGTTCTGTTGGTTCTTCATGCCGCTTTCCTCCGGTGTTCAATAGCAAGTTGGTCCATCAGGCGCTGGTGGTAGGTGTTGCGGGCTTCTGCTGCAGACCATGGACGGATGGTTTCAACCATGGGGTCGATGCCGACCAAACAATCCCAGATAGCCGGATCGGATGGCATGAGGTCGCGGCGTTCGGTCGCCAGCGCAATCAGGTTGGCCAGGTGAATGCAAGAGGGCAGTACCGTGGCAATATCAAAGCGTTTGCAGACGTGCTGCCAGACTGCGTCTTCAAGGACATGGTAAGTGTGCATCCACTGCTTGAGCGGTCGGGTCATGGCGCCCAGGTATGCCTCGGGTGCGTTATGAAGCAAGGCCGTGAGTTTGTGTTCTTCCGGCACCAGTTCGGCGACGGTGCAGCTGTGTTGTGCCACGCTGTAGAACTCGCGGGTGTGGCCGTTGAATCTGCACAGGTGCGCCAGGGAGTGTGAGATGTCCCGCGGGTCGATCATGTCGACGTTGGGTTCGAGCAGGTCAAAGTGCTTGCCCGTATGGGTGAGGATCAAGTTCATGCGGCGTCCTCCTGGGCGACTGGCTCCAGCTGGGCTGCCATGCTCAGGGCTTTGTTGCGTAAGGCGAGTGCTTGCGTAGCCTGAGTTTGCGAGTTCACTGCCTGGAATGTGTCAGCGGCAAGCTTGAGTTTTTCGGCGATGGCAACAAGGTTCTGGTAATTCTCAGGGCTCGACTTTTGATTGTCGGCCAGCTTTTTATGATGCTGAGCTAGGCGTTTGTGGTCGGCGCGGATGTAGCTCAGGGATGCTTCCAGCTCTTTGATGGTATTGGCATTGAAGGCGCGCTCGGCGTTTCTGCCCTCATCAGTCCCTTCGGCCCGGCCATCGGTTAGGCCGCCCCGGTAGCCGGTCCAGTAGAGAAGGGCGGCGGCAATAATGATGCTGATCAGTGCGCAAATTTGAACGTATGTCATGTGGTGTGCTCCAGGTGATTACGTTGGCTGGTGGTGGCAGCCGCTGGGTTTAGATGCGCGTCATTGCTTCGTCGAAGCTCATTACACGCCGGTACATCGGGTCGTCGGGCCGTTGCTGCGTGAGGATCAGATGATCAGTCATCGGGGCCTCCTGACCTGGCGTCCAGTCGTCGTAGATGCAGTTCAGTTTCAGAGCGTTCGCGATAGCTTTTGCGTTGCGTGTTTTCCCGCAGGCTTGCGGGCCGTAAACAATCCAACTCTTGGTGCCGGACGGATGCTTGGTTGTCATAGCGTTGTTTCCTTGCTGGTGGTGGCAGCGGTGGGTGTGTGTTCATTCGTTATCTGGATCGGGTGGATCTGCCAGGCCGCACATGAGCTTGGCCTGGTACGGCATATAGCCTTCTTCTCGCAGGGCGTCGTAGCGCTGATAGTCGGCGGCAAAGTAGCTGCACTCATCACAAAGTCGGCTGGCCTTTTCGTCGGCAGACAACGGTGTATCGCAGTGTCGGCATTGATCGAGCAGTGACATGTCACACCTCGTCGCCGGCGGCTTCTGGTCGCGGCATATCTTCATCCGCTCTATAAGCTCGGATATCGATCAGGGCTGCGACATGCTTGATATGGGCATACCTCAACGCCTTGACGCTGTGGTCCAGGGTGGTCACCGGCAGCTGAATGCGGCCGCTGTTGATCGCCTCTGTGAAGGTCTTCTCGTTGAGGTTCTTGAAGTAATGCACGCGCAGCTTTTCCAAGGGGATAAGCACGTCTCCGAAGAGTTGGTGCAGCATCTCAACCGTTGCGCTATCTGGCGCGGGTTGCAGCCGTAGCGGTGTCTGACTGTTGTTGCTCATGAGCAGCGGCCTCCTTGCGTTTGAGTCGTGAGGGGTGATTCCAGGCATTCAGGCAGTGGCGTTTGGTCAGCTCCCGCAGATGCTCCGGCACTTCGAGGAGCGCGGCATTGCGCTCCTCGCGTGTGTGCATGGCGACGATCTGGCGGGCGTACTCCCTAGGCCACGTCACGGTTGTCTGCCGGGATGGCTGGCAGTTCGAGGCCCAGCTGACTTGCCAGCCAGGGCATGCCGGCTTGCCGGACCTTCGTCGACTGGCTGTATTGCATTCCGGCCGTCTCGTGGTACCAGTTGCCGTTCTTGATCCGCAGATATTCCCGGTCACGTACAGGGAACGCCGGGAGGTTGCGGTCAGTGAGCAAGCCCTTGTCACGCATCAGCGCGATCAGTTTTGGGCGGGTGAGGCCGAAGTACTTGGCGGCCTTATCCAGGCTACGTTCCATCGCGACCTCCTAGGCTGCATGCGCAGCGGGAGTCGCCACGGCTGCCAGGTGAGTGATGGATTCGGCCACCATGGAGTAGATCTCCACGTCACTGCCGCACACCGTGAAGCACTTGCTGAATGGCTTCTTGACGCCGATGCTCATGATGGTGGTGATGCCGGTGCGGGTTTTGTTGCGATGGATTGCCAGGTTAATAGGTTGCTCAAAACCCATGTCGAGGCTCAGCGCGCCGCCGGTTTGCACCAGGTCGAACACACGCTGCTTGTGTTCAATTTCGAAGACGCCGTAGCGGCGTTCAGCGTGCGGCACAGACGACGGATCGCTTGGACTCGCTGGCCCGTTGATGATCTCCTCGATGAAGTCCGCAAGCTTAAGGTGCATCTTTTTGCTGTTGGTCAGGGTCAGCGTGTGGCGTTCGCAGCCCAACTCAATAGTGAACTGCGTGTCGGCTTTGCGGCGCTCGACTTTCAGGCGGAAGGCCACGGCCTCACGCTGAACTTCGGCCCGCAGGAGATGGTTGAAGGTCTCGGTCAGGCTGACCTGGGCCTTGAGCAGGGTCAGGGTGCGGTTGTCGAGTTTGTACTTGTTCATGCCGCTTGCCCTCCGCCGTTTGGATCGAATGGGTAGGGCGTGTTACGTTCTTTTGATTTGGGTTTGGACGCGATGAATGTGCAGCCTAGGTCTTGCGCCAAGCGGCGGATTTCAAAGATGCGGGATGGGTTTGCAGCGGCCGGGTGGACGTGCAGGGTGGCTGTGGTGTGCATTCTGTTACCTCGCTCTGTGGTGGAAGAGTGAGATGAATATCAACCAGTGGTTGATTTATGTCAACTGCAGGTGTAGCTTTTCTAGGAATTTCCGTAGTAGGTAGAATTGACAGATCCATGCTCGTTGGATGACTATTGCTAAATATCAAAAATGTAAGTCTTCAATGTTATTAATTTGGGTGTTAGGGCTTAAATGGATATTAAAGAGTGGTTTCCTGAGTTTCAAGTTTCGGCAGAAACTGACACTGACTTGCAAAGCTATTTCTTCAAATTGCCTGAGGTGCAACAGATAACTGTCAGCAGGTCCTGGCTGGTACTTGGTAGGAAAGGGATGGGTAAAACTGCAATTTACGAGTATTTAAAGCGATCTTCTACTAAAAATCTCAGCGGTTACAACACGATCTGTATAAACTTCAGTGACTATCCTTGGCCTGCTCACCAGCTATACAAAGAATCACTATCAGGTGAGCTCTCAGCGTACCAAAAAAGCTGGAGATATTTATTCTTTGTTAAAGCTGTTTCGCGTTTAATTGAAATAAAGCTTGCTGCAGGTGAGCGTTTAAGTCGAGAGCTGAAATGGGCAAAAGATTACATAGAGAAAATTTATGGTAATCCCAACCCTTCTCTAACGGAGGTGATTTTCTCTAAAATTGGTCGGCTTTCAAAAGTTAGTGGGCCCGGTGTAGATGTTGATGATTTTTCTTTCGAGGCTGGTGAAGTATCTTTCGAAGATATCGCTGAAGATAAAAAGCTGCAATCTAAGCTAAGATCAAATTCTTTCACTCTTTTGGGGTATTTCGAAAAGATTTTTCGCGACAACTGCGGCTCTCACAAAATTCTAATCGCCTTGGATCAGCTAGATGAAAATTGGTTAGAAGGTGAAATTGAAGAGTATAGCAAGGTCTTAATAAATCTCGTCAATGTTTGCAGGAATATTGCAGTCGATACTGCGTTATCGAAAAATCTAAAAGTTGTTCCGTTCCTACGAACTGATATTTATCAATCGTTGAAATTTAATGATAAAAATAAACTGCTTCAAGATAGTGCGATCATTATTTCTTGGGATTCGGATAGCCTAGATGATATGTATTATGAACGTGTGAAAAAATACGCCCCTAAAACATTTCCTTTGGATCACGAAATAAAGTCAGGAAATTTGTTTGCTATCAAATATGCACGTCAGGGAACCCCTCCTTTTAAGTACGTAACGCGGCGCTCATTTTTCCGTCCACGTGATGTAATCGTATACTTCAATAAAATACGCGAATGTCACATACCGAGTGCTACGGGGCTTTATACGAGCGAAGAACTCTATGAGGCTGACCGTGAGGCGTCTGTTAGTGTTTATAATGAGCTTGTTGATGAGTGGTCTAATCAGTTTCCTGAGATCGAAAACCTGCTCACGGTATTACAGACTATTCAAGTTGAAACATTTAGCTATGATGATTTTTCAGGAAAGTGTGATACCGAATTTAATGATATCTCAGAAGGCAAAAAAAGAGAGTATTTAGCATTTCTGTTTGAGAACTCAATTATAGGGCAGAAAAAGCAAGGGCGCTGGGAGTATATAAGCAGTACCCCAAACCTTAAAATGAACATAGAGAAAGACTTTAGGACCCATCACGCTCTAAAGTATCGGCTGCATTTGGTTGAAAGTCGGCCAAGTCAGAATATGTAGCTTACTCGGGCATAAAAGCTCCGATAACGGTGCCGCAGATATGAGTTTCTTCCGTGATATCAATGATTGGGTATTGCGGATTGATTGGTCTGAGATACTGGCGGCCAGCGTCTTCAACCAAAATTTTAAACGTGACCTCATTGGTCCTGGGCACCCTTGCAATAACCCGGTCTCCCGTTTTTGCCTCTGCTTCGGGGTCAACAAAAATAATACATCCTGCTGGGTAACTACGGCCAGGCCCAGGATTAGTCATTGAGTCTCCCAGCACTCTGAGTGCATATCCTTGCCGACTGATAGTTACAGGGCAGGAAAGCCAAATATCTGCTTCATAAGATTCTAAATCTGCTGATGCCTCGCACCATGCACCTGCCTGGACCCACGAAATTAAAGGGACTTTTTCAAAGTGACGACCAACCTCTTGAACATTGCTTTCGTGAGTGCCGTCCGTTTTTGTATAATTTGTGCCTACAGAAATGGCTTTAGGCGTAACCCCATATTCAAGCCACTCACGTCGGACATTTAGCCAGTTACAGAGCGCTACCATGCTGTCCGCCTCAGCGATAGCATCCCCATTCAGCCACTTGCTTATCGCCTGCGGGCTCTTTTCTACCCCGACGCTCTTCAGATGATTATGAATATCCACCCCACGCCCCCGGGTGCGTACACCGGCATCGTCGAGTGCTTCGTGAAGGCGCGCCGTGAAAGCTGCCCGTAGCTCATTCTTATCAACCATGAGTTGATACTCTCACAGGGGTTGCGCAATAGTCAGTTGATGTTAATATCAACCGCAAGTTGATAAATGGAGGTTGCCATGTTGGACCCCGCAGATTTTCCGAACGCCATTGCGTTCGCATTTGAAGCAGTAGGCGGCATCGGAGCCGCCGCCAAGGTATGTGACAGGAGTTACCAAGCACTCAATAAGTGGCGCTTGGCTGCCAGCCTTCCACGCACCGATTACACCGGTGAAACCCACTACGCAAAACTCTTAGCGACCGCTGCTGAGCAAAAGGGCAACGCGTTTGACGCTGCCTGGCTGCTGAATGCATCGGCCCCTCAAAAAGCTGCGGCATAGATAGAAAAAAGGCGACCCAAGGGCCGCCCAGTTCCTCCCGGCACACACCACCACAGTGCTGTCGGGTCGCGACGAAGGTAGGAGGGCACACCACATGCAAACCGCCTCCCTTTATCGCGCTGCCAAGACACGGATGTCTTGGGTTGCTGCCTTTTCCACCACAGATTAGGCAGCTGTTGCGCCAGAGGTGAGCAACGGATTGTTCGCCTCGGCACGGTGCCGGTTTCGATCCCTAGATCTAGCCGGCGTTTGGGCCCTTTCAAGCCACGCGGCAAATGTATCACCACTACACGTCGCGGGGCACTGGCAACTTAGTAGGATTAATGCCATGAGCCGAGTAGCTTTAAGCTGTGTTGATCGAGCGCAAAAGGAAGTACTGACGCTTGAATTAGCCCTGTACCACGCCGCACGGGACTATCCCGGCGGTGCCGCAGCAATCGCCGCCACCACCGGCCGCAATGCCACCACGCTGCAGCACAAGTTGTCTCCCACCCATCCCTCGCACACCGTCAACATTCAGGAGTTCGGCGAGATCCTCGAACTGACCAAGGACCGCCGCATTCTCGATGCGGTGCACGCCCTTGTCGGCGACACGATCTGGCAGGAACTGGCTGAGGCGTACACCAACGACATGCCTGAGACCCTGACCACGGGTATCGCCATGTTTTTCCGGCAGGTCGCCGATTTGTCCGAAACCTGGGCCAAGCACATTGGCGACGGCAAGGTCGATGACCGTGAGCTGGCTGAGATACGCCAGTTGGTGTTTCGAGGTATTCAGGGGTTGTTGGGCATGTACAACCGCGCCCGCTACGTCAACCAGACGACTTGTGGGGTGGAACGTGGCTGATATCGCTGACTTCGCAAATGACCTGGTGCAAGAGCGCATCGATCAGGCCGTCGCTGCACGCCTGGCGCTGATGTCCAACACGGCTCAGCATTCCCTGATGTTGTGTGAAGAATGCGACGGCCCTATCCCAGAGGCCCGTCGTGTGGCACAGCCCGGTTGCACGCTCTGCATTGAGTGCAAGACCGTCGATGATCAGAGGGCTGCCCGTTATGCTCGATGATGTGATCAATCAGTTCGCGGACTATGGTCTTGAGCCCGCTCAACCCTTGGTATTTGGCAGGCTTACCCGCTGCAAAACCACCCAGGACAAAGGCAAAGAAAAAAACGGCTGGTACGTCATCCACGAACACCGAACCGAAAAAAACGAGACGCTGATCTTCGGCAGCTTCGGTGACTGGCGTTCTGGCGATACCCAAAAAATAAAGGTCAAGCCCGGACGCATGAGCCCCGAGGAGCGCGAAGTCATGCGCGCTCGCCAGGAAGATGCCAAGCGTAAGGCTGCCGAGATCGCGGCCAACGCATCACGCCGAGCGGCCAACCGTGCTGCCGGCCTGTTCAAGCGCATGCCCGAAAAGGGTAAGAGCGCCTATCTGGATCGAAAGCAGATCGTAGGCTTCAAGGTTCGCTATGCGCCACGTACTGGCGCATTTTTGGTGCCCATGTGCAACGTCCGCGATCAGATCGTCGGCCTGCAGGTGATCTTCCCGGCCAAGCAAGAAGACACCGGTCGGGATAAGCAGTACTGGCCGCCCGGTATGTCAAAAGAGGGGGCTTTCCACCTGATCGGTCCCCACCCCGAGCCCGGCGAACCGGTGCTGGTGTGTGAGGGCTACGCCACAGGCGCAAGCCTGCACATGGCGACTTCGCTCACTGTCGCCATCGCGTTCGACGCGGGCAACCTGCTGCCTGTCTCCAAGGCAATGCGCGAGCGTTTTCCTGGCTGCCCGCTGATCATCTGTCGCGATGACGACTGGAAAACCAAGCGCCCCAACGGTGACCCTTGGAACCCTGGAGAAGAGAAAGCCAACAACGCCGCGCTGGTTGTCGGAGGTCAAGTTGTCGCCCCGGTGTTCTCCGGCGAGCGCGAGATCAAGTGGACCGACTTCAACGACTTGCACGTCGCCGAGGGGTTGGAGGCCGTCCGCCGCCAGGTGCTTGCGGTGGTCAAGCCTCCTGCAGCGGGTGGCTGGAAGGACCAACTGGCACGCACCGAAAACGGCTCCCTGATCGCGCATATGCAAAACGTCGAGCTGATCCTGGGCAATGACGAACGCTGGGCCGGTGTCATCGGCTACAGCGTGTTCAGCTCCAAGATCGTCAAGCTGCGGTCTGCGCCCTTTGGCGGTGGTGCCGGCGACTGGGCCGACATTGACGACATGCGAGTGATGAAGTGGCTCGCGCAGCAATACAACCTGCGGGTCAAAGCGTCGCATGTGATCGAGGCGGTCAGCGTGGTTGCCCACGACCACGCCTTCCACCCGGTGCGTGAGTACTTGGAGAAGCTGGAATGGGATCGCGTGCCACGTATTGAAACCTGGCTGACCGACGTGCTGGGCGTCCAGGCCAGTGAGTACTCGGCCAAGGTCGGTAAGCGCTGGCTTATCTCGGCGGTTGCCCGTGTGATGCGCCCAGGCTGCAAGGCCGACTCTGTGATGATCCTCGAAGGCGGGCAGGGCGCCGGTAAGTCCACGGCCATGGGCGTCCTGGGTGGCGAGTGGTTCATGGACACGCCCTTTGCCCTCGGTGACAAGGACAGCTTCCAGGCGATTCGGGGCAAGTGGATTGTCGAGCTGGGCGAGCTGGACAGCTTCAACAAGGCGGAAAGCACCAAGGCCAAACAGTTCTTCTCCGCTTCCACCGACACCTACCGAGAGAGCTACGGCCGCAGAACGAATGACGTGCCACGCCAGTGTGTTTTCGTGGGCACCACCAACCAAGAGGAGTACCTCAAGGACGCCACGGGCAACCGTCGTTACTGGCCGGTGTTCTGCAACAAGGTCGATCTGGAGCAACTGCGCGAGATCCGCGACCAGCTGTGGGCCGAGGCGCTGTTCTGCTTTGAAGCGGGCGATATCTGGTGGGTGAACAAGGACGAATCCAAGATGTTCGCCGAGGCTCAAGACGAGCGCTTTGTGGTGGATGAATGGGAAGGGCCGATCCTGGCCTGGATGGAAGAATCGCAGATCGGGGAGACCGCTACCGGCAACGAGATCCTGACCCAGGCGCTGAAGCTGGACTTCGGACATTGGGGCAAGCCCGAGCAGATGCGGGTCGGGGCGATCATGCACCGGCTGGGATGGCGCAAGCGGCGTATGCCCGCGCTGCCAAAAAGCGGAGTGCGGCCATGGGCCTATGAAAAGCCTGCGGGCTGGGGGCGTGCGTCTGCGTTGCAGCAGGCGGTGATCGAGGAGCCTTGCTTTGATTAAGCGAATCGATGAGATGCTCAAACTGTGGGCGCAGGATCTGCATTCGCCTGTGCCGGACGGTGCTGGCGGGCCGAGTGGCGGCAACATGATCGCCATGCTGATGGAGTGCAAAGGTGAGTTGATACGCGGCACGCGGGGTAGTCGGGTGCTGCTGGATGAATCGGCCGACATTGAGCTGATCGTCAACAAGCACTTGCCGCCGCAGCTGTCGCTTGTCGTACGCGAGCACTACTGCAACCACGAAAGCTTCCTGTCGCAGAAGTACACCCACTGCGGATGCAGCCGCGATACCTATTACCAGCGGCTCCATGAGGCACACCTGCACATCGCCGGCATGCTGATGGGGAAGGCTGCATGATCCTCGGCATCACTCCGCGTGCCTCTGTCCTACTGTCCTGCTTTGTCCGACTGCCATTTTGCGCAGTTGGACAGGCGCAGGCCGCGCCGTTTCTGGGCTGTCCTACTGTCCAACCTTTACCCGCCCCACGCACACATGAGCATAGCGGGCACGTAGTCGCGCCCATGGCGCGCACGCGTGCTTTTAACTTTCTCTCTATACACAAGAGAAAAGTAATAAAGGTAGGACAGTAGGGCAGAGCCCCGTATTTAGGCGCCTGTAGCTGTCCTACTCCGATCCAGAATAGTGGGACAAGTAAGAGAGGGCACCAGAAGCGATAGCCGATTGAGTGCGTTGTCCCTGCGTTGCACCTGCGTCATACCTGTATTGCACCCATATTGCGCCATGGCATTAAAACTCCCTTGCTGCCACCGGAATCCACCTGTAAAAAGTACCCATCTTCGATAGGTGCGACCGCAAGCAGCGGGACACACCACCACACTGAACCCGGCCATTGCGCCGGGTTTTTGCGTTTATGGGGTAGGGCGATGACGAACGAGCAGCAAGCGCTTATTGATATGCCGATCTGGATGGTGATCGTGCTGTCCCTGGTCGGCGGCATATCCGGCGAGGCATGGCGGGCCGATAAAGCGGGGGTAAGTGGCTGGTCCTTGATTCGCCGCTTGCTCCTTCGATCCGGGGCCTGCGTGGTCTGCGGGCTTTCCACCATGATGTTGCTACACGCTTCTGGCATGTCGGTCTTGGCGGCAGGGAGTATCGGATGCCTCACCGCTATGGCCGGCGCCGATGTCGCCATCGGGCTGTATGAACGCTGGGCCGCCAAGCGGTTGGGCGTGTGCGATGTGCCGCCCTCGGGCAGCGGTCAGGCATGATGCGCTGGAGGCCACGGAATACGTGGCCTGTAGCGGGATGCGTCAAAATGGTGCGCTGAAAGTCGCCGGGGACCCTGGCGGCATTCGAGGGACACGGGGCATGAAACCCGCGGGAAAGCGTTAGCGGATGGCCCGCCAGCTTACTGAAATTCAATCCATTGAAATTGAAAGGTTTCCATTGAAAAGCCGTTGAAAAGGAGGGCTTATGACGGATCCACTGTTCCTGTCTAAAAGCGCTTTCGCGGTTCGCATCGGCAGGACGCCGAGCTACATCACCTGGCTCAAAGACAACAACCGCCTGGTGCTTTCGCCGGATGGCAAGAAGGTCGACGCGCTGGCAACCGAAGCGCTCATCCTCGAAACCGCCGACCCCAGCAAGGCCGCTGTCGCGGCTCGCCACCAGCAAGACCGGCTCCAGCGTGACGTTTACAGCCAACTGTCCCCCATGGTCGAGCCGACTTACACGGCTGCGCCGCCGCAGCCTGCTGGCGCGAAGAGCGGGCAACCTGACTTCCAGAAAGCCCGCGCACACCGCGAGTACTACCTGGCCCAGTTGGCCGAGGCCGAGTTTCACAAGGTGCAGGGCTCGCTGGTGGAGATGAAGGCGGTCACCACCGGGGCCTACAACGCCGGACGCATGCTGCGTGATCAACTGCTCAGCATGCCCCCGCAACTGGCACCTGAACTGGCAGCGATGTCCGACCCTTGGGAAATTGAGCAGCACCTGACCAAGGCGCTACGGCTGTCCCTGGAAGAGGCCGAGCGCATGTCGTCGGCTGACCTTGAACGCGACCTGATCACTATGAGTTAACTCATGCATACGGGAAAACCTGACGGCGCTGAGGTGTACCGTGAGGCGTATTTCCGTGGGCTGCGTCCAGACCCCAGCCTCTGGGTGGACGAGTGGGCCGACGAGTACATGCGCATTCCGCGTGATACCGGCGCCGCCGAGCCAGGGAAATATCGCACCGTGCGAACGCCCTACGCACGAGAGCCGATGCGGTGCCTGTCACCGGCTCACCCGTGCAAGCGTGTTGTGACCATGGTCGCCTCGCAGTTGATGAAAACCCAGATCGCCTTGAACTGGATTGGCGCGCTGATCCACATGGTGCCGTCGAACATTCTCACGCTGCTGCCCAGCCTGGGCTTGGCAAAGCGGGTGTCGTCGCGGATCGGCAAAACTATCAAGGCCACCCCGGTGTTGCGCGAACGTGTGGCGGCGAGCCGTTCGCGGGACTCACGCAACACCATGGACACCAAGGAGTTCGAAGGCGGTTCGCTGTACGTCACTACCGCCGGCTCTGCGGCCAACTTGGCAGAGCTGTCGGCGCGCTACGTGTACGGCGATGAAATCGACCGCTGGGAAGTCGACGTGGGCGAAGAGGGCGACCCCATCGAGCTTGCGGAAACGCGGGGCAGTACTTTCGGCCGCAATGCGAAGTTCTACTTCTCCAGTTCGCCGACGATCAAGGGCGCGTCTCGCATCGACGATCTGTTCGAGGGTAGCGACCAGCGTTACTACTACGTGCCGTGCCCGACCTGCGGCCACATGCAAACCCTGGAGTGGGAGCGATTGCATTACTCCCAGGACTTCAGCGTGGTGCATTACGAGTGCGCCGGACCTGATTGCGACGTGCTGATCGAGGAACACCACAAGGGCGACATGCTCGCCCGTGGTGAGTGGCGCGCCCATGCCAAGGGCGATGGTGAGACGGTCGGCTTCCACCTCAACGCGCTGTATTCACCGCTGGGTTGGACGGGATGGAAGTCGCTGGCAAAGCAATTCGAGAAGGCGAAAAAGGCCCAGGCCAAAGGCGACCTTGAGCCTATGCAGGTGTTCTACAACACCCGTCTGGCTAAAGTGTGGGACAGCGCGCAAGAGCAAACCAAGGCATCGGTACTGATCGAGCGGGCGCGCCGGGAAGGGTTCTCCCTCGGTGCCATGCCCGCTGCCGTGATGATGATCACGGGCGCCGTCGACGTACAGGCCGACCGCCTGGAGTTCATGGCAATGGGCTGGGGCGTCGGCATGGAGCGCTGGGTTATTGATCACCGGGTGATCGCGGGCGACCCGTCGGATGAACGCACCTGGGCGGTGCTGGATGAACTGCTGAAAGAGCGGTACCGGCATCCCTGCGGCGTCGGCCTGGGCATTCTCGCGGTCGCCGTCGACTCAGGTGGTCACCACACCGACGAGGTTTACCAGTTCTGCCGCGTGCGGCGCTGGCGCAACATCTTCGCCATCAAGGGCGCGAGCAAACCCGGTAAGCCAGTAATCGCTCAGCGGCCGTCCATGGTCGATGTGACCTGGAAGGGCCAGACCGAACGCGGCGGCGCCGAGCTGTGGTTTGTCGGTACCGACACCGCAAAGGACTGGATCTACAACCGTTACCCGTTCGAGTCCGGCCCAGGTGCGCTGCACTTCGCCAACGACCTGCCGGACGAGTTCTTTGCCCAGTGCGTGGCCGAGCGCAAGGTCGCCAAATACGTGCGCGGCCACAAGCGTATCGAGTGGATCAAGGGCAAGGCCGAGCGCAACGAAGCCCTCGACCTGATGGTGTATTGCTTGGCGATGGCGCATTACCTCGGCATCAACCGGTATCAGGAACACGACTGGGAGCGAGTCCGGCAGTCACTGGCCCAGGTGGGTTTGTTCGATGAAAAGGTGGTCGCCGCCGAACGTGTCACGGTCGCCGAGCCGGCTGCCGCGATGCAGCAACCGGCGCCGCAACCCGCCGCTCCAGTCGCCCAATCGCGCCCTGTTACATCTCCTCAGCGTCGCAGCTCCAGCAGCGGATACTTGAAGAGACGGTAGTTCAGGTCAGTCCAATTAAAGGGCTGATAATTCTGGCTCCGAGCCCGAGTGCCTCAGATACCAGCCCGCGGGCAACCTCTTTACCACCTTCTTTGGCGGTGGTCGCAAGCTGCTCCCCGATGGAGGTCGTCGAGGCAATACTTTTAGGGATGGCCTTAAGAACTTCAAGGCCCTTCGCTGTAAGTATCGCATCGTCAACGCGAAGGTATGGATAAGGCTTGCAGGTGAGATAACCCGCTTGCATTAGCCAATCAGCTGTAGCGATAAAAAACTCTGCGTCCTCGGTCGGCACCTCAGTGCCATAACGTTCATCGTACTGCATCGCATTTTCGACCATTGCTCCCGCCATGAGCATTTTAGGAAGAGGAAAGCTTTGGTAAAGCTCGGCAAAAATTTTGCCGGTGATCTCATCAAACTTTTCAATATTGGAGACAGCCATGTCAGAAGACCTCAGGGAAAAGGGACAGCGAGCACAGGAATTTAAAGCCGCAGCCGAGCTTCAGCAAGAACTGCGAAGAGTGGTTGCAGATCAATTGACAGGAAGAATGGACTGGGTGAGGGCTATTACCTACTGGCGAACACGGCTTCCAGACGTTGGATCTGATGAGTTAGCCGATGCGCTCGCCCATGTATTGGCGGGGGGCAGTTTCAAGCAGGACATTCAGTCGAGAAACCAAAACTTTATCTGAAGGTTGTAATACGCCGTCAGATCCCTCCAGAGCCATTGTTATGTCATTCACTCCGAAGCACCTCGAAGCCATCGAGCGCGCCATCGCACGCGGTGAAAAGACCGTGCGCTACAGCGACCGCACGGTGGAATACCGCTCCATCGACGAACTGCTCAAGGCCCGCGACGAGATCCGCACGTCGCTGACCAACGCCGCCGGGCCGCGCTCTCGCGTGGTTCGGCTCATGCATGGAGGCAAAGGACTCTAATGGCCCGACATTATCCGACGCTAACCCGTAATGGATTCTTGCTGCCGTCGAACATCAAGGCCAGTTACGAAGGCGCCGGAGAGGGCCGTCGTTCGGCCAGTTGGGAAGCCACCGACAACGGCATCAACAGTATCAATACCCCGGCCCTGCGCAACCTGCGGGCTCGCTCGCGGGCGGCAGTGCGTAACGACCCATACGCGTTCAACGTCATCGACAAGCGCGTCAGCAACCTGATCGGCACCGGCATCACGCCCAGGCCGACCACGGATGACGCTGCACTGCGCAAACTCAAGCAGCAGCTGTGGGATGACTGGGTGGATGAAGCGGACGCGGACGAGCTGACCGACTTCTACGGCATGCAGGCCCTGGTGGCGCGCACTGTTGAAACCGCTGGTGAATGTTTTGTGCGGTTGCGGCCGCGCAGTCCGAGCGAAGGTTTGGCGGTGCCGCTGCAACTGCAGGCGCTGGCGCCTGAATTTGTCCCTCACGACAAGTTTGAGACGGCCAAAAATGGCAACGTCATCCGCGCCGGGATTGAGTTTAACCCGGCCGGCAAGCGCGTAGCGTACTGGATGTACTTGTCGCACCCACGCGATTCATCGTCGTTGAACGCCGGTTACAACCAGTTGGTGCGGGTGCCAGCGACGCAGGTGCTGCACATCTTCGAACCCATGGAGCCAGGGCAACTGCGCGGCGTGCCGCGTCTGGCACCGGTATTGAAACGACTGCGCAGCCTGGACAACTACGACGACGCGGTGCTGTTTCGCCAGGAGGTGGCAAACCTGTTTGCTGGCTTCATCAAGCGCCCGGCGCCGGACAGCGGGCAGCAACCACGCGACCCGGTAACGGGGCAACTGCTGACCACCGACCGCGATGGCTTCACACCGATGGTGGCCTTGGAGCCCGGCACCATGCAGGAGCTGGGGCCAGGTGAAGAGGTGGAGTTCTCCAAACCACCGGACGCTGGCAACAACTATCCGGACTTCATGCGTCAACAACTGATGGCTGCGGCAGCGGGTTCGGGCACGCCGTACGAGATCCTCACGGGCGACATGCGCGAGGTCAACGACCGGGCGCTACGGGTGGTGCTCAACGAGTTCCGGCGACGCTTGGAGCAGCTGCAATTCGGCGTGTACGTGCATCAACTGTGTCGCCCGGTGCGTGCCGCCTGGATGGACATGGCGGTGCTGTCCGGTGCCCTTGTACTGGAAGACTACGCGCAACGTCGACGCGAATACCTGCGTACACGTTGGGTGCCACAAGGCTGGGCCTACATCCAGCCGGTGCAGGACGTGCAGGCGCGGCGGATGGAAGTGCAAGCGGGCTTCGGTTCACGCAGTGAGATGTGTTTGCGCAACGGCTACGACGCGGAAACCATCGACGCGGAAAACGCCGCTGACCTCGCCAGGTCCACGGATCTGGGCCTCAACTACACCACGCTTGATGCCATCGAGCCGACAGATGACAAGGAACAACCATGAGTAAAAAAGCGATCCCGCGCATTTATGACAAGGCTGGCAAGCAGGTAAAAGTCGCGGATAAGAGTTGGTACACCTTTCAGGCCAGCGGTGAAGCCGAGCAGCAAACCATTGAGGTGTTTGTATACGGCGAGATCGGCACCTGGGGTGTCAGCGCTAATCAGTTTGTCCAAGACCTGCGAGCCATGGACGACGGTGCGTCACCAGTGATTGTTGCGTTCAACAGCATCGGTGGCGACTTGTTCGACGGCCTGGCGATCCACAACGCGCTGTCGCGTTTAGGCGAGCGCTGTACCGGGCGCATTGATGCGCTGGCGGCCAGTGCGGCGAGTGTCGCGGTGTGCGGCGCTCACCGCGTTGTGATCGCGGCCAACGCAATGCTGATGATCCACAACCCCTACACCTTCACCGGTGGCGATGCCGAGGACTTCCGGCGTGTTGCTGATGTGTTGGACCAGACATTGGAAGCGATCATCGCGGCCTACAAGTCCAAAGCACCGGACATTGACGAGGCCGAGCTGCGGCGCATGGTCAACGCCGAGACTTGGCTGACTGCAAATGAGGCGGTGGCGCTGGGCCTGGCAGATGAAGTGGGCGACGGCCTCAAGGTCAAAGCCTGTCTCGGCCAGGGCAGTGTCTTGCAACGCTTCCAGCATGCCCCGGCTGAATTGCTCGCTCAACTGGATGAAGAGCCCGACGTCGACCCACCGGAACCGGCGCCCGTATTGGACGCTGCTGGACTGGCGCTGATGGTCACCAAGGGTTGCGCGGCGGCCGGCATCAGTAACCTGGTGGAGCCGCTGCTAGCCACCACCAGGCTGGAAAGCGAAGCGGTAGTTACGGCAGCACTAACCAACGCGAAAACGCTGCACGGTCTGTGTGTCGCCGCACGATTGCCGGAACTGACCGCTGAGTTTATCTCGGCGGGTCTGGATGAAAGCGCAGTCCGTGCTCGTCTGTTCGATAAATTGGTGGGCAGTGGCGGCGGCTTTGAAATCAACAACAGCCTGCCGCTGGATAACGACCCGGCACCCACTAACAAGGCCAAACAGGTCGACACCCAATCAATCTGGGCTACCCGTCAGGCGGCACAGAACGGAACCTCGAAAGGAGCAAGAGCATGAAAATCGAATCGATGCACGCGGGCGAGTTCCTGCTGTCCGAAGGCGCTGGCAATATTTCCCGCGAAGCGATCAACGTCGCAGCCGGGCCAGCCCTGGAGCCGGGCCAGATCCTCGGCCTAGTCACCGCCACCAACGAGTTTGCCCCGTACCTGGCTACGGCCGAGGACGGCACTGAAAACGCCGTCGCGATTCTCTATGGTCCGCTGGGCGAGTCCGATGTTGCCCGGCGCGGTCGTGCCATTGTGCGGCTGGCTGAGGTCAGCGAGGCGCACTTGACCGGCCTCGACCCCGCCGCTGAAAAGGCCCTGGCCGCCCATTTCGTGATCGTCCGTTAAGGCGCTCACCACATTTATCCATCCCGCCGAGTGCGGGATTTTTCGTTTCTGGAGAGTACCCCATGGCCGATATCGCCATTTTTGAAGACGATGCATTCAGCGTCTCCTCGCTGACCGCTGCAATCAATGAACAGGAATACCTGCCGGGCCGTATCAGCAGCCTTGGCCTTTTCCGCGAAGAGGGCATCAGCACGTTGACCGTGCAGATCGAGAAAGACGGCGACACCCTGGCCCTGGTGCCATCGGGCGAGCGCGGCACCTCGGGCCTGGTGGTTGGCGGGACCAAGCGCACGTTGATCCCTTTCAACACCGTGCATCTCCCTGAGCGCTTCACCATCAAGGCTGATGAGATCCAGGGCATCCGCGCCTTCGGTACCCGCAGCGAATTGCAGGCCGTGCAGGATGTGGTCAACAAGCGCCTGGCAAAGGCCCGACGACAGCTGGATGCCACCCACGAATTCCAGCGCATGGGCGCGTTGAACGGGCAGGTGCTGGACGCCGATGGCAAGACGGTTCTGTTGGATATTTATAAATCCTTCGGCGTGAATCGCCAGAAGCTGCCGATGGGCTTGAACAGTCCAGATACCGAGCTGCGGGTCAAATGCGGCGAAGCGCTGGACATGCAGGAAGAAGCCCTCGGCAGCGTCACCAGCAGCGGCTCCCGCGCCATGTGCGGCAAGAACTTCTGGAACAAGCTGATCGTCCACAAGTCGGTCAAAGAGACTTACCTCAACACCATGCAAGCCGCGTCTCTGCGTGGCGATGCCCGTGAAGCCTTCGAGTTCGGCGGGATCGTCTGGGAGCGTTATCGCGGGAAGGTTGCTGGCGTTGCGTTTGTCCACGACGACAAAGCGTTGCTGATCCCCGAGGGCGTCCCGGATCTGTATATCTCGTCCTTCGCACCGGCCGACTACATGGAAACGGTCAACACCCAGGGCATTCCGTACTACAGCAAGATCGAGCCGCTGCCGTTCAACAAGGGTGTGGCCGGCGAAGCCCAGTCCAACCCGCTGCACCTATGCACGCGACCTCGGGCGCAGATCCTGCTGGAGATGTGATCGTGGCCTTCCGCGATCTGATCGACGACATCGACGACGTGGTGTTCAAAACCCTGGGCGACAGCGCCTTGATCGAGGGGCGCTCGGAGCCGGTGCTGGGTATGTTCTCGGCGCCCTGGAAACAGCCTCAGTTCGGCAAGCTCAACACTGGCCTGCGGGAGCCGCGCTTCGAGATTCGCGTCAAGGATTCGGATGGCTTGGTCAAAGGTCTACGGGTCAGCGTTGATCTGCCAGCGTTGGATGGCGGTGGCGACTATGACCTGCTGCAGCTTGAGCCGGACGGCAATGGCCTGGTGGCCTTGATCTTGAGGAAGCGTGCATGAGCATCGGCAGCTACACCCAGCAGAAGCGCGACGGTGGGATGCTCACCATAACGCCGTCGGCGGTGCATGTTCAGGCGCTGAAAGAGTTCGGCGACATGGTGCCCAAAGCGGCAGCGGCGGCTCAGCGGCGTGCAATCAACAAAACCATCCGTTGGTTGCGCACCCACATTGCACGGGCCGTCGGCAAGCAAGAACGCATCGCTATCGGCGCCGTCCGGCAACGACTTCGGGCGTACCCGGTGACCGGCGGCGATATGCGCGGCAAGTTGTGGTTCGGTATCAATGCCATCGAGGCCAGCCGCGTTGGACGTGCGCGGCAAACCGGCGCGGGTGTTTCAGTCGCCGGCCGACGTTACCAGGGGGCTTTCTATAAGAAGGTTTACGGCAGCAATGCTGATATCTGGATCCGTACGTCGAGCAAACACTTCAACACTACCGATTACCCGGATTCCGCGCAGGGTGGCAGACGCTCTGGCTTCGTCGAAGAAAACGACAATCGCTTTCCTCTGGCGAAGGCCAAGGTGTCGCTGGAGCAAGTGCGACCGCACTTTGATGCCTGGGTGAAGCGTGCGGACGAACGCCTGCTGGAGATCCTCACGCAGGAACTCAACTTTGAACTGCAGAAGTATTTGAAGGGGACGCCGCGTGTCTGATGAAACGTTGAGCCTCGACCAGCTTTATCAATCTATCGAGCAGTACCTGCAGGCGCATCTGCCAGGTGTTCAAACCGTTGCTGCCTGGCCGAACATTGAGGATCACATCCCGTTGCCGGCGGTGTTCCTGGAGATGTCCGAGATTGAGCCGGGGGCTGATATCGGAACCGGCGAAACCACCATGATCTGCAAGTTCGAAGCGCGGATCATCGTTGACCCCATTCGGGCTGATCATCATCGCCAGGTGGTGCAGCTGGTGACCCAGCTGATTGTGTTGCTGCGGGCACAGAACTGGGGCCTGGAGATCGAATGCGCCGAGTTTATTCAAGCGGTGCAGGACTGGACCCGTCCTGAGCTGGATGGTTACACGGTCTGGCTGGTGGAGTGGAATCAGACGATTTATCTCGGTACCGAAGAGTGGCCTTGGCCGGATGAACCGCCGGGCACGCTGTTGATAGGTGTCAGCCCGGATATTGGCCCAGGCAGTCGAGATCAGTACGTCGCGCCGGAGTTGCTTACATGAGCTACGCCAGCGGGGAAAGCGACCGCATGATCGCCGCCATGCTGATGGATTGCGTGGTGGCTGCTGTTGATACGACGGCCTCGCCGCCGGTTGTCAGGGTCAGGGCAGGGGAGTGGACGAGCGCCTGGGTGCGCTGGCACAGCGTCGCTGCTGGTAAGGCTCGGCACTGGCGAGTCCCCAGCCTGGGCGAGCAAGGCAAACTATTTAGCCCCAGTGGTAACCCGGCAATGGGTACTTTTATTCCTGGGCTGTATGGCGATGCTGGTTCGCCGCCTGACAACCGGGATCATGTTGAGGTGTGGCGGTTTGATGATGGCGGGTCGCTGGTCTATGACTGGCAGGCCAATAGCTACAGCATCACGCTGCCTTCCGGGACCGTCACCATCATGGTCGGCGGCACGGTAGCCACCGTCACTGATAGCGCCGTAACGGTGGTTTCCGGGGACATCGGACTGACAGGCAATGTGACGATCACCGGGCCGCTGACGGTGACGGGTGATATCAACGGTGCCGGCAAAATCGTTGATGCAGGTGGCAACACCGCAAATCACAAACACTGATTAACCGCTTATTTTTGCCCGCCGCGTGCGGGCGTTTTCATTTCTGGAGTTTGCCCACATGAACAAGCCCAAGTCGGACGAGCAGCCGGCCGCTCCCCAGTCATTGCCAGCACCGAAGGTAGAGTCGTCACCGAAAGCTGTTGGCCTGCCTCGCCGCTTTCGCGACACCGTGTTCACCTCGCGAACGCTGATCACGCCGCACGGCGAAAGTCTGGTGGTTATCAAAGGGGTGGTGACCGCTGACACCTCTGATCAATACGAATTTCTTCAAAGCCATCCTGACCTCGAACCCGCGCCGGAGTAACCCAGATGATCGGAATGGATCGCCGCACTGGGCAGCCCATCTCCGGCATCGAGCATCTGCGTCAGTGCATTGAAGACATCCTGACCACCCCGTTGGGCAGCCGCCGGCAACGGCCCGACTACGGTAGCCAGTTACGCCGCTTCGTCGACCTACCCGTTACCGAAGGTTGGAAAAGCGCAGTCCAGGCCGAAGTGGCACGGGCGCTGGGGCGATGGGAACCCCGGCTCAGTATCAGCCAGGTGCGTGTGGTGGCTGTTTTAGATGGCCGAATCGAGTTTGAACTCAAGGGCCTGTTCAAGGGCGAAAACGCGCTACTGAGGGTCGCCGCATGAGCACTGTGGATTTATCAGCGCTGCCGGCGCCGCCTGTGCTGGAGGATCTCGACTTTGAGCAAACCTACGCCGAGGAACTGGCCGCGTTTCGTTTGTACATGGGCGAAAACTGGACCGCCGAGTTGGAAAGCGATCCAGTGGTCAAGCTGTTGGAGTTGGGCGTTTACCGGCGCATTCAGAACCGGGCCCGTGTAAATGACGGGGCCAAGGCACTGATGTTGGCCTATGCCATTGATGGCGATCTTGATCAGTTGGCTGGCAATGTTCGACTGCAGCGCCTGGTGATTCAGGAAGAAAACCTCAATACCGTTCCCCCGACGCCTCGGGTGATGGAATCCAACGACGCACTGCGCGAGCGGGTGCAATTGGTGTACGAAGGGCTGACAACCGCCGGCCCACGCAACAGCTACATTCTGCACGCCCGTAACGCGTCGGCCCTGGTGGCGGATGCCACGGCTGAAAGCCCATCCCCTGCAGAGGTGGTGGTCACCGTACTGCACCTGCAGGGCAATGGTGTCGCCGAGCAGCCGCTGCTGGATGCAGTGATGAAATACCTCAGTGATGACGACATTCGGCCAGTCGGGGATCGCCTCACCGTGCAAAGCGCCGAGGTCATTGAATACCGCATTGACGCAGTGCTGCATATGGCCGGTACCGGTTCGGAAAACGAGGCGATCCTGGCTGCGGCTGAGCAGCGCTTGGCGAGCTGGGTCAATCCTCGGCGTCGGTTGGGTGTCGAGGTACCGCGTTCGGCCATCGACGCGCAGCTGCATATCAGCGGCGTCGGTCGGGTGGACCTGCCAAATTGGCAAGACATCAAGCCGACCAAGTACCAGGCGGCTTATTGCGTCGGCTTTACCGTGAAACTGGGAGGGCCGTCGTGAAAAGCCTACTGCCTATAAACAGCACTCAACTGGAACGGGCCATTGAAGCGGCGACCGACGAAGTCACTGATGTGCCGTTACGCACTTTGTACAACCCTGACACCTGCCCTGCGCACTTGCTGCACCAATTGGCCTGGGCCTGGTCGGTCGACCGCTGGGACAACAACTGGTCGGAAGCAGTAAAGCGCTCGGCCATACGCTCAGCGTTCTACGTACATGCACACAAGGGCACCATCGGCGCGTTGCGCCGGGTGGTTGAGCCGCTCGGTTACTTGATTGAAGTGCAGGAGTGGTGGGAGACAAACCCCAAAGGTGTTCCGGGCACTTTCGCTTTAAAGGTTGGCGTACTGGAAACGGGTATCACCGAGGAGATGTACCAAGAGCTGACCTGGCTCATCGATGACGCCAAGCCGGTCAGTCGACACATGACGGGCCTTGCGATCAGCCTTGAATCCAGTGGAGCCATAAACATCTTCGCCAGTGCGTACGACGGCGACGAAATCGATGTGTACCCGCCCGTTCTACAGGACATAGAAGTCACAGGCGTTATCGGTGGCGGTGGGCGTGAGCATTCCATTGATGCACTGGACATTTACCCGCCTTCACAGAGCGTTATCTCGGTTGATTGCGTGAAAGGTGTATCGGGCCGCGAACATTCCATAGACTTTTTGGACGTATATCCATGATTGATGCCAATTCAAAGTTCTACGCCATCCTGACAGCGGTCGGCGAGGCGAAGCAGGTCAAGGCCGATGCCGGTTTGCTGACCTGGAAAATCACCCACATGGCGGTGGGGGATGCCAATGGCACTGATCCGCTGCCAGACCGCTTACAGAAGGTGCTAATTAACGAACGACGCCGAGCCCCCCTGAACTCGTTGGCACCGGATCCGGCCAACTCGGCCATCTTGGTTGCCGAGCAGGTTATTCCGGCTGATGAAGGCGGCTTCTGGGTGCGTGAGCTGGGGTTGTTTGATTCGGACGGTGATCTGGTAGCAGTTGCCAACTGTGCGCCGAGCTTCAAACCCAAGCTATCTCAGGGATCTGGGCGTACGCAAACACTGCGCATGAACTTTGTAGTTAGCAGTTCAAATAACATCGTGCTGAACATTGACCCGGCCGTGGTCCTAGCGACACGTAAGTATGTTGACGATTCGTTAGCTAGCGCTGTGCAGCGGCTGGATAACAAGCAGTCGGTATTGGTGGCGACCACCATGTCGATGGTCTTGGCAGGTGTCCAAGAAATCGATGGATTGGCTGTGCCTGCCGGTTCTCGCGTGCTGGTTAAGGATCAAGTCCAGGCAAAGGACAACGGTTTGTACCTGGTCGGCGCTGAAAGTTGGGTACGCACGGTTGATGCCGACAGTAGCGATAAAGTGACGCCAGGTTTGCTTGTTACGGTCGAGCGTGGTACTGCCAACGCCGACACAGTCTGGCAACTGATCACTGATGGCCCGATAGTCTTGGGAACAACACCTCTGACTTTCCAATGGGCCGCTGGGCAAAACGTTCCAACACCTGCCGTTGATGACAGATCTAAACGTAGTGCCAACACCGAATCGGTGCGGACTCAGATAGAAAGCCCTAAACAGGCGTTTCCTGTTCACGTCTACCGAAAAAATCGACTGATCAATGGCGCCTTTCAGGTCTGGCAGCGGGGTAAGTCTGGCGTTATTGGCAAAGCCAACGGTGACCCTGAAAGTGCTTTCGGCCCGGACCGCTGGATGATTTACAGCCCAAAGAACGCCATGTGTAATTGGAGCCAGCTGCCACTTGAGCAAGATGCAAATATCAACGAAGCAAAGTTTGGCCTGCGGCTTTCGCGCCAAGGTGAGGGGCAGGGTTGGAACCTTAGTCAGCGCATCGAGAATGTCGAAACACTGGCCGGCGGAAAGGTCACCGTATCATTCTATATGAAAACCAGCGTGCCACACACGTGCGCTGTGATTCTTCGTCAAAACTTTGGGGTTAACTCAACCGAGCCGAACGTCGATGTGGGTACCTCGGTGGAGCTGACAACGGTCTATAAAAAATACGTTGTCACCCTCGACTTGGGCGCCGTGGTGAACAAGAACAAGGGTGTCGCCAATGACTTTCTAGAAGTTATCTTTGCCAGTTGGGGAACGGGCGCCCACTACACGGACATTACCAATGTCCAGATTGAAACTGGCAGCGTGGCGACCCCTTACGACTACCGGACCTATCAGGAGGAGCACCGCGCATGCCTGCGATACTTTGAGAAATCATTCCTCCAGGATCACCCCATCAAATCGAACAATGGGCCGTCGACCTGCATAGCGACCTTTACACAAGCCGCCGCTGCACAGTCTTCACAGTCGGCTTTGCGTATGGATTTTCGAGAAATCAAACGCGTCGTTCCAACGTTGAAGTTGTATTCACCAGGTGAGCAAACATCGGAAGTATGGGCGCAATCGCTTGGTAAGCCGTGCACGCTGACCAATATTCAAAGTTTGTGGGCAACTGGCTTTGCATTGTCATGTGTGCCGCCGAGCGGCTCCGTGCCTGGCTACACGCTTCAAATCGAGTGGACGGCAGACGCTGAACTTTAAGGTGATCTCATGGATAACATTCAGTACAAACACAGTCCGGCCGGTGTGCAGCGATTGCCCGATAGCGTGTTTATTCCCAACGACATGGGTAATAAGGACTGGGTCGCTTATATGGGTTGGGTGACAGAGGGGGGGCAGACGCTACCGCTTTCAAACGCTGATGACGATGCCAATGCCGAACGCCGTTGGCGCGATGGTGAACTGGAGTCGGTCAAATGGATGCGTGAGCGCCACCGCGATGAGTTGGAGTTAGGTAGTGCCACGTCACTGACTACGGACCAGTACGGCGAGCTTCTTGCCTATATGCAGTTCCTGCGCGACTGGCCCCAGTCAACGAAGTTTCCGACTCAAAAATACCGGCCCAAAAAGCCTGGCTGGATCGACCAGCAAACTCTTTAGCGCTCCGCATAGCCGGGGCGTTTTTGTATCCGCCGCTTACCCCCTCAAAGCCTCGCTCATGCGGGGCTTTGTCATTTCTGGAGAACTCACATTATGGCCTCTTCCGGTCGCTTTCACGGCGTTACCGTCACCCTGGTGGATACTGGGGCGCGGACCATTGCACTACCGTCGTCGTCCATTATTGGACTATGCGACACCTTTACTGTGGTGCCGGCGGCATCCGCCAAACCCAACGAACTGACGCTGATCACCAGTGAGCGCGAAGCGGTTGCCGCCTGGGGTGAAGACTCGGCGATCACGCGTGCATGCAAGGCGATTTTCGTTCGTGCGAAAGCCGTGGTCATTGGCTGCGGCGTTGCCAAAGTTGAAGACCCTGCTCAGCAAACCTCCTCAATAATTGGCGGCGTTCTGGCATCGGGGCAGCGTACTGGCATGCAGGCACTGCTGGACGGCAAAAGCCGGTTCAACGCCCAGCCGCGGCTGCTCATTGCTCCAGGTCACACCGCGACCCAGGCGGTTGCAACTGCGCTGGATGCATTGGCCAGCAAGCTTCGGGCCTTGGCGATTCTCGATGGGCCGAACTCCACGGACGAAGCCGCAATGGCCTACGCCCAGGAGTTCGGCAGCAAGCGTTGCTTCCTTGTCGATCCGGGCGTGCAGCTGTGGGACACGCTGCAGAGCAAAACCGTCAACGCGCCGGCCTCGGCTTTCGCTGCTGGTTTGTTTGCCTGGACGGATGCCGAGTATGGCTTCTGGTCTTCGCCATCGAACAAGGAGTTCGTCGGCATCACCGGCACCTCGCGGCCGGTAGAGTTTCTGGATGGCGACGAAACCTGCCGGGCCAACCTGCTCAACAACGCCAATATCACCACCATCATCCGCGACGGCGGGTATCGATTGTGGGGTAACCGTACGCTGTCAGCGGATCCCAAGTGGGCGTTTGTTACGCGTGTGCGCACGGTCGACATCGTTATGGACGCAATCCTGGCCGGGCATAAGTGGGCGGTCGACCGTGGCATCACCAAGACCTACATCAAGGACGTCACCGACGGCCTGCAGGCATTCATGCAAGACCTGAAAAACCAGGGCGCGGTGATCAACTTCGAGGTGTTCGCCGACACCGAGCTGAACACCGTCAGCCAGCTGGAGCAGGGCAAGGTTTACTGGAACATCCGTTTCACCGACGTACCGCCTGCCGAAAACCCGATTTTCCGGGTCGAGGTCACCAATCAGTGGCTCACCGAAGTCCTGGAAACCGCTGCCTAAGGAGGCTGCTCAATGATTCCTCAAGTGCTCTTCAACACCAACCTGTTCGTGGACGGCATCAACTTCAAGGGCGACGTACCCAGCCTGAGTTTGCCGAAGCTGGTGGTTAAAACAGATGAGTATCGCGGTGGCGGCATGGCTGGCCCTATCGAGATGGACATGGGCCTGGAAAAGATGGAGGCCAGTTTCACCACCAACGGCGTACGTCGCGAGGCCATGAAGTTCTTTGGACTGTCCGATCAAACCGCCTTCAACGGGGTTTATCGCGGTTCGTTCAAAGGGCAAAAAGGGCAGACCACAGCAGTGGTGGCGACCTTGCGCGGCATGCTCAAAGAGCTGGACCCAGGCGACTGGAAGGCAGGCGACAAAGCCGAGTTCAAGTACTCGATTGCCGTCAGCTACTACAAGCTGGAGATCGCCGGCCGCCTCATTTACGAAATCGACATGGTCGCCTCGATCCGCGTGATCGACGGTGTGGATCAACTGGCATCCATGCGCAGCGACTTGGGCCTCTAAGGAATTTATCGAATGGCTACGCCTGAACTGAAAAAACTCCCTACCTGGCTGAAGCTCACCGCCGAAAACGCCACCATCACCTTGTCTCGGCCCTCTGAGATCAACGGCGTGACCGTCGATACCCTGACTATTCGCTCACCCACGGTGCGCGAAGTGCGCGCTGCTGATCGCGCATCGGGCGACGATGAAGAGCAGCGCGAGCTGATGCTGTTCGCCGGCCTTTGCGAAGCCGGTCAGCAGGACCTGGAGGGCCTGAAACTGGTGGACTACCACCGCTTGCAGGCCGGCTATTTTCGCCTGGTGCAGGACGACGGGGTTTAACCCCGCACTGTTGAAACTGGCGGCCAAACGCTTGGCGGCGGAAACCGGATTTTCCGCCGCCGAGATTCAGGCCATGCCGTTTGCCGAGATGGTCTGGTGGCTCTCGGATTGAGCCACCTACCGTAATCACTCGCTACAGGGAGCCACGACATGGCAAACAAACTCGCGCTCGGCCTGGTGATTGGCGGCGCCGTCAGCTCCACGGTGGCCACGGCCTTCAAGGATGTGCAGGGGCGGATCAAACAGCTGGAAGCCCAAGGCACCAAGGCTCGGGTGCTGCAGCGCACGATTGGGGACACCATCCGTCTGCGGGAGGAATGGAAGAAGGCCAATGACAGCGGCGCCGCTGGTGCCAGTACGTTGCTGCGCAAATTGGAGTCCAACCTCAGCACCCTGAAAAAACAAGGTGTCGAGGTACGCAATCTCGCCAAGGCTTATCAGAGCATGGAGCAGGTCGCTCGTAAGGCCGACCTGAAAGCCACCGGGTACTCTCAGATCAAAGATGGCAAAGAGGGGCTTACCGGCACGTTGGGCAAGGCGGCGGCTGCTACCGCTTTGATCGCCATTCCCACCAAGGTATCGGCCAACTACCAGACGCAAATCCGGCAGATGGCGCTGTGGGCACACACTGCCGGCACAGACGCCGAACAGAAAATGGCCGACAAGATCAGTGAGGTGGCCGCGAAGAAGGGGATGGGGCAGCAGGCACTCGCTCGGGCGGTCGGTGGCTTGATCGAGAAGGGCATCGACTGGGAGGAGTCGGTGGACTATGCGCCGCTGATTGCTGACCTGGTCGACGGCCAGGGCATGGAGGCCGCAACCATCGCCACCTTGTTCAGTGCCTTCAAGGAGGCTGGGGTCAAGAAGGAAGATATGAGCGCCATGCTGGGGCAAGTGGCCGCTGCGGGTGACATTGGTGCGTTCGGTCCAAAGGACATGGCCAAGTACATGCCGGCACTGCTCGGCACGATTAAACGGCTGGGTATGGAAGGCCCGGAGGCCGTGCGTTTCCTCGGTGCGAGCCTGCAGTCGCAGTTCTCGCAAACCCAGGATGCAGCGGCGGCTGCGACCAACATGAACAACTTGCTCAACGCGGTAATCAGCAGCACCAGCCAGGAGCGATTCGCGAAGCAAGGCTATGACCTGACGAGTTCGATTCTGGCCGCTACCAAAAGCGGCAAGGCGTCCAACCCGGTTGAAGCCTTCATCATGCTCAGTGAACAGTTGATCCAAAAACAAGATCCGGCCACGGCCAAGAAGGTCGCGGGACTCAAGGCCAAGATCAAGGCGTCCAAGGATGGCAGCGCCGAGGAAGAACAGGCCATGGTCGCGCTGATCCAGGCGGCGGGTTTAGCGAATATCGTCAGTGACCAGAGCGCCAGTGACGGCTTGCTTGCCCAGATCAAGTACGGCAGCACGATCAAAGACAACATGACCACCATCAAGGAAACGGACGGTAAGGCCAAGATCGAGGCTGACGCGGCGAAAGCTCGAGAGACATCCAACGCCAAGTGGAGCGCGGCGACATCAAGCATGGAAGCGACCATGACCAGCCTCGGTGATGCGTTACGACCGCTCACCGACCTGGCGGCCGATGGCTTGACCAAAGTCGGCAATAGCATGGCGGGCCTTGCCAATGAGTTTCCGAAAATCGTAAGCGGTACGACGGTAGCTATTGGTGCGATTGGCGCGGCAGTGGCAGCATTTCAGACATTCAAGATCGGCAAGGGCCTGATTAATTTGGCGCGTGGCGGTTTGGGCGGAAAAGCAGTTGGTGTGCAAAAGGTGTTTGTCACCAATTCGAATGCAGGCGGCGGTGCAGTCAAGGGCAAAGGCGGTGCGGCGTTGTCGGTGGTGGAGAAAGGGCTGAAAGCTGCCGCCGCCTTACGAGGTAAGGGTGGTCCTGGGGCTGATCGGAAGGCGGGTGGTTTGGATCCTGTTGCCACGGGCATTGATGTCGTCTCGATGATTCAAGACGCGGTAGGTGGCGGAGGGGATGCCGCAGAGCCGGTGGGCGGTATCCAGCGTGTGTTTGTCGTGAATATGGCGTCCATGGGCGGAATGGGTAATTCACGGTCGGCAAGGCGTCGAAACCGAAAACCGTCTGTTCCTCGGGCTTCGCGGCGCCGTCCAACGGTTCCGCCAGGGTCACCGCGTCCGGTTGGCGCGGCACGCGCACCTGCGCTTGCACAGCGTCCGCCGGTTCAGCCACGTACTCCGGCTATTCGACCAGCGACACCTCCCGTGCCTGCGCCGGCTTTACGGCCACCGGTTCCAGCGCCTCGTCCTCCTGTTTTGCCAGGGCCTGGAACGAAGATGCTGACCTCGGTCGCCGGGGGTGCCGGTAAGGTTGGTAAAGCGGCCAAAGTAGTTCCGGGCGCCTCCTTGGTCGAGGCCGGCAGCATAGTGCTCAACACCTACCTGACTGCTGAAACGCAGGACGAAAAAGCGGAGGGCTATGGTGAGGCCGCCGGAACACTTGCCGGCACCATGGCGGGTGCGGCTGCGGGCGCTGCCATTGGTTCAGTGGTACCCATCATTGGCACAGCCATCGGCGGCATGGTGGGGGCATACCTTGGGAGCATGGGAGGTCAGCAACTGGGGGGCTGGGCTGGGTTGTCGATGTTCGGCAGTGACAAACCCAAAGCGACCGACGCACCAATTACACCGATGTTGATGGCGCCGCGACCTGGGCCAGCGGTACCCAGCCTGGCAACGATGGCGAATAATTTCGCTGCTCGGCAACCTGTTGTTGTGGCGACTCAGCCAGCACCTGCAGTGCAGGATATCGGAACGGCTGTCGCTCCCTTGTCACCGGTCATAAAACCGCTGATTCAGGCGGTACCGGTGCCGGTAAATAGTCTCGCCGCGCCTCCGGTGCGGCAGCAGGCGCTGATTGCAACAGCAACGCCGAAACCAACCGCGCCGATGATGATGCCAAGGGGGCCGGCGTTGGGCGACGTCACTCGCTCACTGGCGGCGCCTGTTGCTCCAAAACCCGCCAATCTGGTTATTCAGGCGCCTGCGGCAACTAAGCCAGAGCCTGCACGGGTGGACCAGAAGTTCAGCTATTCGCTGAACATGCCGGTCACGGTCGAGGGTGATGCCAAGGATCCGCAGCAATTTGTTCAGCAGCTTCTACCCCTGATGCAGCGCGCACTGAATGACGCCGCACAGCAGGAAGCCAGACGTAATCTCTACGACGACGCCCATACATAAGGAGGGATCATGGAATATCTGGAGCAGATGCAGTCCGGCTTCAAATACCTGGTCAGCGCGGGCGAGGCGGGCCGGCGGAGCATTGATGGGATTATGGGGCCGGTAAACGGCGCAATCAGCGAGATCACGGGTGCGGCTGCTGAGCTTGAAAATGTGCCGTTCCTACCGCCAGGTGCAGGTGAGAAACTTCAACGGGTCATGCGAGGGATTGGTGCAGCACAGGCCAAGGTCGGCGCAGTGGTTGAGACATACAGCCGAGCTTCGCGGGCAGCCTCTCAAATAGACGAGCGTCTGGGTGTCCTCAAAGAACAAGCGGCCAAGGCCGGCGCGGCTATCAATAAGGTGGCCGGGAAGGTCAGCCCATCGTTGGCAAATGTTCTACCGACCGAAGCCCTAGGGTTATCTCAGACTCCTCTCGCTGAGGCCGTGAAGCCGTTTCCTCACCTGCTGATCATCCAGCCGCTCAAGCCAAACACCCAGCCCTACTACTTCAACCTGGATACGGCGGCCTTCGACGAGTTACGCCGGCAGACGGAGTTTCGCTGGGCTGCGCAAGAACGCCTCAGCCGTCGACCGGCGCAACAGGCCATCGGTATGGGCGAGGAAAAAATGACCTTAAAAGGTTCGATCTTTCCGGGCTTCAAAGGAGGACTCAAGCAACTGGACACCCTGCGCAGCATCGGTGCCCAGCTGTTGCCTCTGACGCTCACCACCGGCTACGGGGAAGTGCTGGGTACCTGGTGCCTGAAGAACCTAGACGAAGAACAGAGCGCGCTGCTGCAGGGCGGGATCCCGCGCAAGCAAGTGTTCACCGTGGAGTTTGTACGATATGGCGATGACCTGCAGAACGTCTGACGGCGACGTGCTGGATACCCTGTGTAACCAGCTTTACGGGCACCTTAACGGCACCGTGGAGGCGGTGCTGGCCTACAACCAAGGGCTGGCCGACCAGCCGCAACCGCTCAAGGCCGGGCTGCTGATTGTTTTCCCAGACCTTCCACCGGTCACGGACGAAACCGTGCAGCTTTGGGACTGATGGCTGATTGCCCCATAGGGCTGTCGCCGATAGACTCGCCATTTTTGGATCGAGCGCGGGATGCCTCATGGAAAGATCAACAGCATTAAGGAAGGTAAAACGGGGTATCTGGGCTGAGTTGGGCTATCGGATGAATTGGATTTTCTTCGGCATTGTGGGGGCGATCCTCCTGGCCTTCATTCCCATCGTCGGTTGGTTTTTGGCCGTAGGTGTGATCCTAGCCACGCTGTGGAAAACTTTCGGTTTCCGTGAAACCCAGGTAGTGGGCAGTTGCCCTGCGTGTACCAAGTCGTTGGTCATCGAGCCGAAGACCGACGTGTTCGCTTGCCCTGTGTGTCAAAGCTGTATTGCTGTTCGAGAGGACAGCCTGGTGGTGCTCGACATCAACTGAGCACCCATTCATGACGAAGCCCCGCATTGCGGGGCTTTGTCGTTTCTGGGGTATCGAGATGAAACCAACTTTTAGAATTGTCGCGGACGGGACCGATATCACGGCCCTGATCAACGACCGCCTGCTGTCCCTGCGCACCGTCGATAAACCCGGCATGGAGTCGGATGACTTTGAGCTGCGTATCGATGACCGCGATGGTGCGGTGTCACTGCCCAAGCGCGGTGCCGGCATTGAGATCTACCTGGGCTACGCCGGCAACAGCCTGACGCGCCTGGGCCGCTACATCGTGGATGAGGTCGAAGCATCCGGCCCGCCGGACACCATCGTGATTCGCGGTAAAGCCAGCGACATGCGTGGATCCGGCAAAACCACCCGTACCGGTAGCTGGGAAAACGTCACCCTTGCGCAGATTGTCACCGACGTGGCCGCTCGCAACGGCTGGCAACCGGTTTGTTCCATTACTACTGTGGTGCCTCGGGTCGACCAGATCGGCGAATCCGACTTCAACTTCATCACTCGCTTATCCAAGCAATACGACTGCACCGCCAAGGTCGCCGACGGCAAGCTGTTGGTGATGCAGCGTCAAGCGGGCCAGAGCGCGAGCGGCAAAACCCTCGGCGTGGTCACCATCAGGAAAAGCGATGTCAGCCGTTGGCAGTTTCGTTTCGCTGATCGCACCACGCAAAAGGCGGTCAAGACACGCTACCAGGACAAAAAGAACGGCGAGCTGGTGACCCTGGAGCTGGGCAACGATGACGCCCCGGAAGGCATGCCGCCGGTACATACCGACCGACATATCCATCCTAACAAGTCTGCAGCGGAACAGGCCGCCAAGGCACGGCTGAACGCGTTTAACCGATCCTCGGCAGCAGTTCGGCTGGAGATGGTGGGGCGCACCGACTTGTTTGCCGAGCGCCATATCAACGCGCAGGGCTTCAAGGACGGATTGGATGGGGACTATCTGGTGGACTCGGTGGAACAGGTGTTCACCCAGGCCGGCTGGTCCACCACGGTCGAGTGCAACGCCGGCAAAAAAGGCAAAGCCAAGGCCAAAGGTAAGAAACAGAAAAAGCCGCTCACTGTGCTGACAGTGCCGTGACCGCTTAACGCATCGACGGACCCGCAACGATGAATTCAGGAGGCGCCATGCCAATCACCGAGCAACAACTCCAACGCATCATGCCCAACGCCCGCCGCCAAGCGGGCGTTTTTGTATCTGCTCTAAATGCAGCGATGATCAACAGGAAGATCAATACACCCAAGCGCCAGGCCGCATTCCTCGCCCAGGTCGGCCACGAGTCGGGCCAGTTGCAGTACGTACGCGAACTGGGCAGCGATCAGTACCTCAGCAAATACGACACCGGCGCCCTGGCGGCCAAGCTCGGTAACACTCCCGAAGCCGACGGTGATGGTCAGCGCTACCGTGGTCGTGGCCTGATCCAGGTCACTGGTCACGACAACTATCTACGCTGCAGCCTGGCGCTGTTTGGCGATGAACGATTGTTGCGCGCACCGGAGCTGCTCGAGCAGCCGCAATGGGCAGCAGAATCGGCGGCGTGGTTCTGGTCGGTGAATGGGCTGAATGCGCTCGCGGATCAGGATCAGTTCAACACCATCACCCGCCGGATCAATGGCGGCCTCAACGGCCTGGAGGATCGGCTGCAGCTGTGGGGTAGGGCGAGGGCGGTGTTATGCGTCTCTTCGACCTGATCCCCGCGCAGTTTCGTATCGCTGTCGTCGGCGGTTTGTTGCTGATGGTCACCGCCGGATCCGCGGCGTTGGCCTGGACTGCGCAGGACTGGCGTTATGGCCGTGTGTTGGAGCGCCAGGCCCGGCTGCAGGCGGACACGCTCAAAGAGATATCCCAAGCGTCTGCTAGGCAGCAGCGCACCGAGCAGGACAAACGCCTGGCCCTGGAGCGCCTCCTGCAGAACCAAGACGAAACTCACTACAAGGAACTGACCGATGAGCAAACCAAGCAGGCTCGTCTGCGTGATCGCCTGGCTACTACTGATCTGCGGTTGTCAGTCGTACTCGCCGCCACCGAAACCACCGGCAACTGTGCAATGCCAACCGCCGCCGCCACCGGCCGCGTGGTTCATGGCACCACAAGAGCCCAACTTGACCCAACGCATGCTCAACGAATTATCGGAATCACTGATGCCGGCGACCAAGGATTGATCGCCCTGCGGGCCTGTCAGGCTTACGCAAAAGAGGTTTCTACACCGAAGTAAAAGGAGCGGCCGGGCAGGATGCGTCAACATCCTACCCGGCCACCTTCCCCGCAGATCGTCCCTGCAAGTCCAGCCAAGGCTCCTGCTTCGTGCACAAAGCGGAGCGAGCCTAGCACTGTTTATCCATACAGCAAAGGTCTTGCTTTTTATGTCTACACCCATCATCCCTTGGATGGGCGGCAAACGCCGCCTAGCCGACCGCCTTATCCCGCTCTTCCCGCCACACGAATGTTACGTTGAAGTCTTTGCCGGCGGCGCTGCGCTCTACTTCATGCGTCCCCAGGCTGCGCCCGTTGAAGTCCTCAACGACATCAACGGCGACCTGGTGACGCTGTACCGCGTCGTGCAGAACCACCTGGAAGAATTCGTCCGCCAGTTCAAATGGGCGCTCAGTTCCCGCCAGGTGTTTGAGTGGCAGAAGATGACCCGCCCTGAAACCCTCACCGACATCCAGCGCGCCGCTCGATTCTTCTATCTGCAGCACCATGCCTTTGCTGGCAAGGTGACGGGGCAGACGTTTGGCACCGCGACCACTGGCCCTGCGATCAACCTGCTGCGGATTGAGGAAAATCTATCAGCAGCGTGGCAGCGTCTGTCAGGCACCTATGTTGAAAACCTAGGCTGGCTTGAATGTGCCGAGCGCTACGACCGTGCCCATACCTTCCACTACATGGACCCGCCTTACTGGCAGACGGCCAGCTATGGTGTGGATTTTCCATTTGAGAATTACGAGCGCATGGCTGACTTCATGCGGCGCTGCAAAGGGAAGGTCATGGTTAGCATCAACGATCACCCGGATATCCGGCGCGTGTATGAGGGGTTTCACTTTGAGATGGTGGACATTCGATACACCACATCCAACCAACGACAAGGAAAGAGTGAGGTTAGCGGTGAACTGGTGATCATGAACTGGGAGCCAGCCGCATTGGGCGGACTGTTCTGATAGCCTCAAACATCCTTGGATGGTACCGGCAGCAGTAGATCAGCTCCCTGGTTTTTCACATTCCCCACCGCTTTACCAACGGCATACCACTCAAAATCCTCCACAGGCTGGCAACATTCCTTTGCTATTTCCTCGGCCCGCGCTGGAGTAAGGTTGGGGTCAATCCATTCGTTGGCATGTTCAGGTGTCAGCACCAACGGCTTGCGGTCGTGAATGTCCACCATGCCCTGGTCACTGGCGGCGGTGATGATCACGAACCCATCGCCGTCTTGGGGATCTAGGCCAGGATGAACCAGGGCGAGCGCGCCAAAGAACATGGGTTTCTGACTCTTCAGGCGAATGAAGTAGGGCTGCTTTCTCTTCGGATCGTCAGGGTCCTTGACCCATTCGTACCACCCCTCACTCGGCACCAGGGCTCGGCCATTCGGCCAAAGTTGCTTGAAGAACTTTCCCGTGGTGACCGTCTCCACACGGGCGTTGATCGGATCGGGGCGCTTGCCCTTGGCCCAGAACGGCGCCCATCCCCATTTGACTGCATCGATATGCAGCCCATCCTCTGCGGCGTGCAGCAACTGCACCCGTGTCGACGGGGCGACGTTGTAGCGGTCAATAGGCCGAGCGTCGTAACCGCTGAACAGCTCTATCTGGGGGCTCAGTTCTTCAACGAAGATCGCCATCCCTTCGTACTGCACGAACCTTCCGCACATACACACCTCTCCGCCTGTCGAAATCCCCTACAGAAAAATTGACCGCAAGCGTGCTACAAAGTTAACTGTACATTCGTACAGTATTTGTAAAAGGCCGCATCATGAGCTTCACCATTCTAGGTCCTATCGCAGAGGCAGGCGCGAAGCTGCCTATGTGTTCGTTCCAGGTTCCGGCCGGCTTTCCTTCGCCGGCAGCGGATCACATTGAGCAGCACATCTCATTGGATGAGGTCCTGAATATCCGCGCACCGCATGTGTACCTGGTAGCCATCACTGGGGAAAGCATGCAGGGGATTGGTATCTTCGAAGGTGATCTCGCGGTGGTGGATCGTGCCATTGAGCCGGCTCATGGGCATGTGGTGGTGGCGCTGCTGAATAATGAGCCCGTCTGCAAGCGCCTATGCAAGCGCGGCCGGGAGGTGATCCTTCTATCAGAGAACCCAAAATACCCGGCGCGTTACGTTCTTGAAGGGGATGAGCTGTCAATCTGGGGCGTGATCACCAGCACAGTGCGCAGCCATGTCTAAGCAAGAACCGACCTTTGCGCTGATCGACTGCAACAGTTTTTATGCCAGTTGCGAGCGAGTGTTCCGGCCGGACCTGGCGAAAGTGCCCATCGTGGTGCTGAGCAATAACGATGGCTGTGTCATTGCTCGCAGCTACGACGCCAAGCCGTTCATCAAGATGGGCGAGCCGTATTTCCAGATCAAGCACAAGCTCAAGCTGCACGGAATTGTCGCGTTCTCCTCCAACTATGCGCTGTACGGCGACATGAGCGAACGTGTAATGAGTCTGATCGAAGCGATGGTGCCGGCAGTTGAGGTGTATAGCATCGACGAGGCATTCGCCGACCTGACTGGTATCGGTGGACTGGATGCCTTGGGCCGACAGATTCGCGCCCAGGTACTTCGTTGCACCGGCATTCCTGTCGGTGTTGGTATCGCTCATACCAAGACACTGGCGAAGCTGGCAAACCACACCGCAAAGCGCCTGCAGTCGCAGACTGGCGGGGTGGTCAATATCACCGACCCGGTTAAGCGGGACTGGGTGTTGCGCAATACGGACGTTGCGGAAGTGTGGGGTGTTGGCCGAAAGATGAAACTCCACCTCGGTGCGATGGGCATCAAATCGGCCATGGACCTGGCTAAAGCGGACCCTTGGACGCTCCGCAAGAAGTTCAGTGTGGTGATTGAGAAGACGGCTAGGGAGCTGGGCGGCACGCCTTGTCTGGAATTGGATGAGCCCGATCCGCCAAAGCAGGAGATTTGCTGCAGTCGCATGTTTGGTAAGCGGTTGACGGAGCTGCAGCCCATCAAGGAGGCGGTGGCGACCTACATGATGCGTGCTTCTGAAAAGCTCCGCGCCCAGAACTCGCTGTGCAAGAAGGTGCGTGTGAGCATCCGTACCGGCATGTTCAATCCCGAGGAGGCGAAATACGCCAACAGTGTGGTGGTAGATATGCCATACCCCACTGACGACGTTCGTCTGCTCACACAGGCGGCGGTAGGAGCTCTTGATCGTGTTTTTCGATCAGGCTTCAAATATAGCAAGGCCGAGGTGATGCTGCTCGACCTATGCCAGCTTGGCGAGTACACCGATGACCTGTTCACTAAATCACAGCCGGCCGAAGCAACTCAGGTGATGACGGTGTTGGACCAAATCAACGAACGGTGGGGGCGCGGGACGTTGCGTTCGGCCAGTGTGCCGGCAGATCCTCACTGGGGCATGCGCCGCGAGATGATGAGCCAGAGCTATACGACCAAGTTAAATCAGCTTTGGATTGTGTCATGTAGATAGCAGGGTAAAGTAACCTCGATATACAATCAGTATATAGTGTCAGTGTTGCTGTCGTCGTGTCTTGTCTATAGTGGTTTTTATTGCTCGCAGGACCTGAATAATTTACCCATTTTGTTTCTTAACTGTGCGTCGCAAAATTCATCCATTCCTAGCATGTGAACTAGTGCATCAATTTGGCTGTTGCTTCGGTGTTCATATGTTAGGAGCAGCTCTATTTGGTGAGTGGTAAGGTATTGATCTAGGTATTGATAGGGGTTTAAGTCTTTAGGTAGATGAGACAGCGTGGCGTTCCAGCTTAGATACCTTTTAAGTCCGTCGTGAAGTCTTTGGTACTCGAAGTGCTGGCGAAGTTCTGACGCGTATGTGTCAATTACTGCGCCTTTGTGCCAGGAGTAAAAGGCGTTAACCTGTTCAGAGTACTCATGAAGTACTTTATATATGTCGATATCTGTAGGGGCGTGGAAGATATAGTCGGATGCTTCCTTTTTCCAGTTTTTGTATTCCATCAACTCAAATTTTGTAATGGTGAAATTTACCTCTCTAGTATGCTTTTGGAAATCATAATTAATAGACCAGTTCGCTTCAGCTATTCTCCAGTGAGTGCTGAAATTTCTGAGGTCCTGAAGGAAGTTATGCAGCCCTAATGTCGAAAAGGTTTGTTGGCGTTTTATGTCGTAATTGTCGACGGGGATCTTTTTTTGAAAGTTTCGAGCATGATCGACTAGCGTCATTAGTGATGAGGTTACGTGGAATAGCTTCTTTTTAACCATTCGTGTATATGGGTCTGTGGAAGTGATTTGGTTCCAAAAATTTTTATTTTTACTACGCTCGCCAAAGATGCAAATTTCTTCGAGTAGTTCTGTAGTATTTGTTTGAAAAATCCAAAGAGTGTCGTCCAGTTCTTTCAGAGAGCGCCATAATTTTCCGCCCTCCGTGCTTTCAATTGACTCTCTTGCATCGGTGAAATTGCGGGTTATGGCGGTTTGTATGTCTAGTCTAGACCAAGGATGTGCGATGGAATCTAGATAGCGAGCCATGTCTAATTTGGTCCTGTCAATAGCCTGAATAGAATGCGATATTTAATATCACGAAATTTAAAGTTGCACAAGATGGTATTTTAAGAGAGGGTTATCTATTGCTTTCTGTAAGTGTTTGGCGGGCGCTCACAACCGAGATTAGAGTGATTAAGTATCAGTCAGAGAAGATGTTGTCGTGAAAGTAATATGGGGGGGTAATGTTTAGATTTTATAATTATTTTTGTAAATTTCAAAAAATTGAATCTTGTCTGATTTTATCATAATAGTTTTTCCATTATATGGAATTACTGAGAAGTAATCCCCAAGCTTTCCAATAAATATGCACCCCGGTGAGCAAATACCTAGTGGGGTTCTAATCATGTCTAGGTTTCCTTTTTGCTGAAGGATTTCGCTTGACTCGGTTTTAGCTGTAGTGATGGCGAAAAGAGGGAGTGAAACAATTAGCGCTGATGCCGCAATTCGTACAGGCTTTGAGCTAAACATTTGTTTGAATATTGCTACATACGATAAGGGCGTTATGGCCGGTATTGTTGCTCCTATGGCGATCGCCGCTAGCGCTGGATGGTCATAAGAATAATATAAGGAGGGTACGCTGATTAGTATGCTTAATAGTATTCTAAATTTTAAGCTTGCTATTTCTTTTTGTTCTGTTTTTCTGGTCTCGTTGGCAGTGAAGAAAAATGTCTGGCTGCCAAGTATTAATAAAGCAAAGATGGCTGATTGGAATAAGAATTTTGCAGAAAGTGTTATGATGTCGCTTAAGCCTATGTATGGGAATGGATTGATATTAAAATTGGCCCAAAAAAAATAGAGGTAAGCGCATGCCCAAAAGACCGAGTAAACAACTATATATGGTGCAGCGTTTCTAAGCTCGCGCAAATATTGGTGAGTATTCATGTATTTCATTCCGTTTTTACAAAGGGCGCCGGCGACGGTGTGCATCACTATTGCCATCCATAGAAGCCTACAACGCTAGCGTACAGAATTTGCCGTCCGCACGAGCGATGGGGCAAAAATGGGGCAAATCATACGCCAATCCATGCCATCCAATGCCCATTATGCATTTATGCAACGTGTTTTGGGCGAGCGTAGCAGCCCGTAATCACTAGCCTATCCCCCAAAATCCCCCACATACTCCTACACAATCGGGGTGTGGGAGGACAGGTCTGAAGTGTTTTTACTCATTGGGTAGTTGGCAAATTCGTTGAAAGTGATGGGGCAAAGGGGCGCTTGGCCCAGCATTTTTTGCGATGGCGGCAAGGTTAACACGCGAGGTCGGCCCTTCGCAGGTCGCAAACGGCTAGGTAAAACGCAAATTAACCCAATAAAAAGCCCGGCACAGGGCCGGGCTTCGAAAGGCGGTGTGCAATCAAGCTCTTTTCGCTTCTGCCTTCATCATCACGAGATTCTGCTGCTTGGTCGCTTCAGTCAGGACCTCACTGTAGACGCGCTTTTTCTGCTCGGATTTTGCGTCACGGATAAAGTCGGCAAAGGAGCTTTTTGCACCTTTGGACAAGCCCAGCTTGATCGATATCATCAACGCGCTCCTGATGGTGGCCCGAGCTTAGCCGCTAGATCGGCCCGTGTATGCTGCTCGGGAATATGGTAGTCAATTTTGTCGACACCTGCTTTGTAAAGTCGTCCAGAGTTGTCGATATGCTTGATGAGCAAATCCACGTGAACGTCGCCTCCGTACTCTAGCTTAAGGGCGTTCACTACGTCACGTGCCGCAAAATATTGCTCGATGAAATGCTCTTTACGGATTCTCCGACCTTCGGCCTCCTCGCGAGCGTTCACGAAATCCCAAGCAAGCATGGGGTTTTGATACACGTACAAGATCTGTACGAATCTGCCATTTTTCAATGAGCGTTCCACATTGCTTCTAGCTATTTTTAGATTCGAAAAGGTGCCATCGAGCAGGAAGGATTGTCGTTGATCCAATGCGAGGTCGACGATTTTTTCGACCAAAATAGATACGCCTCGTTGAAACAGCCACGAGTTCGCCCCCTAATACGCGGCAAACTCCTTGCGAAGCTCATCGGGGTCGATCCTTAGGATGGGGGTGTCGGCGAACAGGTTCACGAGAGCGATTGAGGCCTCGGTTTTTCCTGCTCCGGGTGATCCTGCCATGAAGACGGACACCGGCGACTCTTCTGATGGATAGATAGCTTTGTCTGTCAGCCGTTTGGCAATTGATTTTTTATTTGAGCGGGCAAAGCGCAGTGCTTCTTCTGAAATATCAATCTCTGCCGGTGTCATCCTGCCTGCTTCGGGAAATGCGGTCTCTTCCATCAAACATCCCCATCTGTTTCGGTGGTGAGGTAGAGGCTATCACGCGATTCCAGCTCCTTTACTGGCCGAAACGTCACTTAATACATCCGTTTTATGTATATATATGCAAATTAGCATTTGCCAACCCCAAAAACTCCCGTCACTATCCGCGTTATGCAAAAACGCAATGTTTCTATCGTCTTAAGAGAGCTGCTGGATCGCGACCGGATCTCCCCCACGGAGCTTCATCGGCGCACCGGCGTGCCTCAATCCACACTGTCCCGGATCCTCAGCGGCAAGATCGTTGATCCGTCGGATAAACACATCTCCCGTATCGCCGAGTATTTTCGCGTGAGCACCGACCAACTGCGCGGGCGTGCTGCGGTTGGAGCCTTGCGCGATGACGGGCGCGACCCGATGCATTCGGAACTCAAGGACATAAGCCTGTGGGACGATGACACCCCCGTCAATGATGACGAGGTGTCGATCCCCTTTCTGCGCGAGGTTGAATTGGCTGCTGGATCAGGAAGATTCGTCATCGAGGAAAGCGAGAAGGCCAGCCTGCGGTTCGGCAAGCGCAGCCTGCGGCATAACGGCGTGCAGTTCGACCAGGCCAAGTGCGTGACGGTACGCGGCAACAGCATGTTGCCGGTACTGCGCGACGGCGCCACGGTTGGGGTGAACGCCGGTAAAAGCGGCATTGGCGATATCGTCGATGGTGATCTGTATGCCATCAATCACAACGGCCAGTTGCGGGTTAAACAGCTCTATCGCCTGCCTTCCGGAATCCGCCTGCGCAGTTTCAACCGTGATGAGCATCCGGATGAGGACTACAGCTTCCAGGATATTCAGGACGAGCAGATCAGCATCCTCGGTCATGTTTTCTGGTGGGGCATGTACGCCCGCTAGCCCCTCGCGTAAGACGAAACCCGCCCATGAGCGGGTTTTTTTTCGCCCGTAGAAAACCGGCAAAGCCCAAGCCGTAAGGCTTCCAATGCATCTGTGCATTTTAATCGCAAAATAAATGCATTTGTGCATTGACTGTATGTGCATACATGCATATTCTTCATCTCAAGCCAGCCAACAAGGCCTGGTGGAGGCGGCAAGGATGCTGCCAAGGAAGACAAGGAAGGCACGCAACATCGGCAAGGACGCCATCGAAGCGATGGCAGGGATGCCAGGCAACACCGGCAAGGATGCCGACGCTCTTTAGTTTTAACGCTTCAAAAAACAGGCAGCGATGAACCGGCCTTAACGGTTCAGAGGGTTGGCAACTGACCCGGGTGTGCAGCGTAAAGCACCAGAAGCAGTTATCCGGCAGACAGGGATCGTGGTCGGAAAAAACATTGAGGAAAGGACCGTACCGCGCCAGTAGCGCCGAAAGTCTGAGGACAGCATTACTGAAAAGCCCGGGCAACCGGGCTTTTTGGAATGCCTACCTATCGAAGCATCTGTAAATGAAATATGGATTATTAATTTCTCAGCCAGGAGGCGTGACATGACAAATGAACAGCAAGCGTTAGCGGAAATGCCTATCTGGCTGGTCATCGTACTGGCAGTGATCGGCGGCGTATCCGGCGAGATGTGGCGGGCCGACAAGGAGGGCGCCCGCGGTTGGTCGTTGATTCGTCGGCTGGCCCTGCGTTCCGGGGCGTGCATGGTCTGCGGGGTTTCGGCCCTGATGCTGTGCTACGCAGCGGGGATGTCGATCTGGACCGCCGGCGCCATTGGTTGCCTGACCGCCATGGCCGGTGCCGACGTGGCTATCGGCCTTTATGAGCGGTGGGCGGCCAAGCGCATCGGGATCAACCAAGGCTCCCGCCAGGACCCGCAGTAATTGTTGCAAGGACGCTACTTAAAATGACGCTTATCGAAAAGCCATCCCAACTGCCCCAGGCCGTGGCCGCTGCGCTGCATGCAGCCTTCCCGGACCTCAAGGTCGGCAGTCATCAGGACTTCCAGGGCGACGCCGAAAAAACCGGTGTGCAGGTCACGGTCGAAGGCAACGGCCCGGGTATTCGCTCTCGCGAAGGGCGCAAGGCCCACGTGCTGAGCATTTCACTCAGGGCCATGGTCGCTCCCGGTGCATTGGCGTTCGATGCCTGTGACCTGGCCAGCCAACTCATGGACCTGGTGTTGGATAACCGTTGGAACCTGCCCACGACACAATGCGATTTGCCCGCCAATATCGTCGCCGCTCCGGCTGTGCGTAGCACCCTTGATGCGGACTACGACACTTGGACGGTTTCCTTCACTCAGACCCTCTATCTGGGGCCGTCGTTACTTGAAGATCCTCCAGGCCAGCCGCTATTTGCCTGTACCTGGGACGTCTCCAACATCGACGACCCAACCCAATACCAGCCACTGGCGGAGTAGCCCATGTTCGACGCGCTGTTACGCATGCAATTGGGACCGATCGTCGAACGCCTGGCCGAGATGGAGTCCCAGCTCGAAGACCTCTACCGCCGCGCCGAGAGCTTTTGTCGGATCGGCATTTGCCAGCAGGTCGACGCGGCCAGCAACACCTGCAAGGTCAGCCACGGTGACTTGCTCACCCCGGCGATCCGTTTTTTCAACCCCAGTGCCGGTGCGCAAACGGAAACCCGCATTCCCACGGTGGGTGAGCAATGC